CGTTGCGATCAGCGATCGCGAGCGCGTGATCGCGGAACATCGGCCATCTATCCACGATTCCTCCGCTCTAGCCAACGCTTGTAACTGTCATTGCGACGCCGATCGAACCACCACGCGACGAACGCGAACACGCACGCTCCAGCGCAGAGACTCGCGAGCAAGATCCCGTCGCTCATGGCTTCAGGCTCTCCGCATCCACGTAGGCTGCGTGCGCTCCTTCAGCCAGCTCTGGCAGGGAGTCTCCACTGATGGTGATGGTGTAGCAGTTAGAAGCCCTATCAGTCTCGTACCGCCAGACATCGTCAACCGATAGGTCCGCACGTAGGCCGAGCGCGTCTCGCAAGAGATTGGATGTGACTCGTATCAGTACGCGTCGATTACTCATCCCAGTCGCTCCCTCACTTCAGTATTCGGCCGCACCAGTGGGATCACCGTCCCGTCCTCCGTCACGAAGTTCAGCGTCACGCCCAGGCCCGAGAGCATGGCGAGGTAGCGCATCAGGAGCTGCTCGTGGATGACGCTCGGGTTATCCGAGGGCAGGAGCTTGGAATGGTAGATCCCGATCTGCCCGTCGTCCCCGAGGATCATCGTCACTTCGGCGCGTATGCCTGGCGCGAGGAGGTTCATCGCTTCTTACTTAGCCTTGGGACACGGTGGCCACACTTTTTACATCTCGCCCAATTCTTCGATGTTTTACGTGTCGCGTGTCCGCACTTGTCACACAGCACGCCGCTTCCCATCAGATAGCCCACTAGGAATCCGATTCCTTCCTTCGTAGTTAGTGTGTGCGCCTTCGTTACGTCGTTACTCACCGGACCACCGTCAGCCCCAGGTACAGGCGCCAGAAGAACTCGAACTCGGCGAACGTCTCGCACCGCTGCACCAGCCAGCGCCGCATCTCGGTCATGGCAGCGGCACCTCGATGACGCGAAAGCACTGGGCGCAGCAGAGCGTGCCCGCTGGAACGCTGCCGCCGGAGCCGGCGTAGTACGTGGGTCGCTGGTCGTGACAGTACGGCGAGGCACAGTAGCGCATCGGACCAGGGCGATCCTGCCGATCAACTGGCCCTTCCGAGTCGTGTATGGCCGCAGTGGCTGCAAATGAATCCAATGTATCGCTGGCCTGTGGTGGCGGTGGTGTGAGTTCCCTCGCTAGCCAGTCGACACGCGTAGGCAATGGTGGAGAACCGTCCCACGTCCCTCGCGGATATTCCTGGCGCCCCAGCTTCTTCCTCAGCCACCCGAATATGCTCATGCTTTCCGCCAGAAGGTTTTGTGATAGGTCAACGTTTCAGTTCTCCCGTCTCGCTTCACCCGAATTAAGTCCGGCTTGCGCGATCGCCCAATGCACAGACCTGTATATGGCGGGCAGAATGCTTGTCTGTACTTCTTCGTTGCGATCACACGATGGCTCACAGGTGCATCTCCTCAGTCGCTCGCCGCTTGGGCGCCCAGAGCATCTCGTTCGCAATGGTCGTGGTCGATGGCCCTGCGCACACATCGCAGAGGTAGAACCCCAGCGAATTGCGCCGCGTCCACATGCCGGTCTTCCCGCAGCATCCGCAGCCCTTCGGGATCACCTTCGCGCGCACGATGAGCGAGAGGCCGACGACGAGGGAGCCGAGTAGGAGGCTCACGAAGGGAATCGCGATGATGATGCCGACGGTCCAGTAGACATAGGTCATGTGAAGTCGCCGGTCCATCCGAGAATGGATGGCTCGAACGGGCCGCAGCGTCGGCAGCTCCAACCTTCGAAGCGCTTCACGCCTTCGTCGCCTAGGTATATGACGATCGTGCCCTTGCCGGAACAGAAGCGCGAACACGTTGGGCATCGTGGATCTACGATCACGCCGCCAGCGCCAGGCTGGATCTCTTCGTATTCCCATGTCCTCATCGCCCCACCACCACGGCCAGCGCGATCAGCCACACGACGCCGACGGGCACCGCGCGGGCCGGGATCGTCGCCAGTGACAGCACCACGCCAGCCAACGCGCACGCACTCCACGCATCGCCGAACACGACCCGCTGCCAGAGTTGCCAGCCGAAGAGGCCCATGGCCACCACCGCCAGCACGCCGTAGGTACACGCCAACTCGAGCGGCTCACAGTGGGTCGGGCTCGTGGCGATGGAGTGATCCTGGCCCTCTCCCGCCGAGAGCCGCACCGACTCCAGCGCCAGGGCGTGCTCGAGCGAGTCGCCGACCCGGTTGGCTGGCGACGGGCCGAAGCCGACCAACCAGTAGGGCCAGCGGCGCGTTACGCGCACCATGGCCGACCAGGTACGCCAGCGCATCCGCAGGCCGTCGAGGCTACCGCCACGGGGCGTGTGGTCGATCAGCGTCAGGCGCGTCCACGGGATCAGGAACATGGCGACCACGAGTGCCGCGCAGATTGCCACGTACGGAGCAAGGACCGGGTATTTGACGGCGATCGCCACCAGCAAGGCAGCGAGGGCTATCCAGGAGCTCGTGAGCCAGATTCCGGCTGCGTAGATGGGCCACTCGTACCATGCCGTAAATGGCCAGACGAGCACGATGAGCGCGGCGAGCAGTACGCGCGAGCCCGTCGTCGCCTTGACCTCGAACCCGTTCCAGCGCTGCACGAAGGCGAAACCGAGCATCCAGAGCATGGCGAGGCGCCAGCCGATGGGCAGCCACTCGATGGCGCTCGCCGGCAGATGCTGCACGATCGCCCAGGTCGCGATGATGCCGGCCCAGGTCATGACGGCCGGGAGCTGGTGCCAGGAGCGCCAGCGAAGCGTGACGGCGCAGGCCATGAGGCCGAGCGGGAGCGAGACCGTGGCGGCGGTGAGGATGGCCGCGAGCCAGGCGAGGGCTAGGAGCCAGACGTCGCGTGCGGCATCCAGGTAGCGGGCGGCGATAAAGCGCACGGAGACGACTGGCACTGCGCTGGCGACGAGGACGACGGCGTAGGGCCAGGCGTCGGTCATCTCCTCACCTTCAACTCACAGGCGATGCACAGACCTGGAATGTTCGGACCAGGGAGCGCACATGCCCACGAGCGCCAGCACCGTGGGCATGTATGCGTGTGCGTCGCCAGCTCCGCGTCGCTCATGTCTCCCTCAGCGCCGACTCGACGGTGTCGAGCCCGAAGAGCTCGGCCAGGCGTTGGACGGCCTCCTCTCGCGATATGCGATGCCCGAGCACGGCCTGGAAGATCGCGTTCGCCTGCTTGTTCTGCTCGAGCGTCAGCGGCGGTGCCCCGAGCAGTGTCAGTGGCGCATAGCCCTCCGGCTTCGCTGCGAGGACCGTACGCGCCCAGCCACACGATGGACATTTCGCCATCGGCGTCGGGCCGACGTGCACCGTCTCGCAATCTGGGCACTCGAACCGCTCAGGCATGACTGTCCCCATTCTCGAAAGCCGTGGCTGGAAGTTCGCCCTGGTACTGCGCGAACTTCTCGCGGTTGAACAGCGTCGCGGGTCGGAGGTATTGGCTCATCTTCGGGTCGCCTTTCCACTCAGCGCACTTCCTGCCGATGATGGCCCGGCAGTGGTTCACGGTCGCTCCCTCGTTGAGTCTAGCCACAATCAGGCCGAGGTTCACGGTCGTGGGCTGGTAGTTTCGTTCGGCCTTCTTGTTCAAAAAGGCTAGGACATCGCGGGCGTCAGCCCGCCTTCGGTTGCCGTTGCCCGACATATCAGTTATCCCTTCCATTCCTTCCGATCCTTTCCCTTCCGATCCAGGGGTTGACGCTATATAGCGTCGGCTTTGTTGCGAAATCGCATCTAATTGTTTAGCTATTACGCTAACTTCCTTCACCTTTAGGTCATTGCACTCCTTGATATGCCTATTTGGTATGGCGACAGTGCAATTTCCGTCTGGATCGTAGGTAATCAGCGCGATATTGGCCGATGCGAAATCGCGCGCGGAACTCTTGGGACCGAGACCGGCCGCAATGAGCACCCCTGTGGAGTCTCCTGCGAGGCCGTGGCAATATCGCGAAACCTGCTTAAGTGCCCCGGAGTCAGCACGCGTTTTCTTCAGCTCCACCACGATGCGTATTGAGCTTGTCGATACGACGATGTCTGCGTAGCCGCTACCGATCCTTACGTTTCGATCTACAGACACGAGATCATGCCCGCAGAACGATCGGGACTCAGACAGCGCAGCATACAGTTCATCCTGAATCGCATGCTCAGTCGGATAGATGAGGACGCGCCCGGTAGGGTCTGGGAGCTTCGATGGAGTCGGATACTCGATGCGCTGGTGGTCGAGCCATGAAGGAAATGCGGCGTATCGAGTGCCACCGACGCTGTAAAGATCAAGCATCCCGGTCCCGGCTAGCGACTCGATCTCCGCGTCCACTTGCGCTTCCGTGATCCTGGGGTGATAGCCCCAGGTGACGACGCGAAGCTGGGCAGCATCACAAATTAGCCGGCCCTCGTCGTCGGCCTCGAGAATCATGCTCACCCAGAGGCGGTAGGCGCGGTCAGAGAGAGGGCCGATCTTCCGGTGCTGACGGTGCTCCGGCTTGAGCGTGCGGATCCGCGGCATGCTGTCCCCTTGTGGCGAGTCATTTATCCAACCGTGTCACGCGGATCAGCACGCCAACATGCACGCGCTCGACGTGCTGGCGATACTCGAATCGATGACCGTCGGCCGGCGCATCCTTCACCCGCCCAGCGCCCCGCCACGTCCCCGCCGTCTTCCCGATGAGGCCCATATCGCCAAGGGCATCGCGAATCGGAGATATCGCATAAGGCAGGGAGTCGTCGTCCAGGAGCCGCGGGATGCACGCCGTAAAGACCACGCGCTTCGGCACCTCAGCCGGCCAGGGCCACCGTCGTCCCTTGTACTGGAGCGAGGCCTCGAGCATGGTGTGCTGGGCGCTCAGGCGAGCCGTCTTGATGAGCCGGCGGTGCTTCCAGAGGCCCATGCCGGAGACGTTCTTAGGGTTGACGGGTGCGCCTGGGACGAAGATGCGCACGGTGTTCTGGTCGCATAGCGCGAGCTGATCTGCGGTGCCAGTGAACGTGACGCCCCATTGCTCGATCACAGGGCGAGCACTTCCTGTCGCAGCCGCTTGACCGCTATCTCGCAATAGCGCGGCTCGATCTCGATGCCGATGGATCGGCGTCCAGTATCCTTCGCGGCCTGGAGTGTCGTGCCGCTGCCGGCGAATGGGTCGAGTACCATCTCACCAGGCCTCGTGCTACGCTCGACGGCCCACGTCATCCATCGGAGCGGTTTGGGGCACGGGTGGTCGACGGCGTCGAGATTGGGCTGCTCAGTGCGGAAGCCGTTCGGGCGTGAGCCACGGCCGTCTATGAGATAGGGGTCACGTCCATAGAAGAGGATCGGATGGCTGCACTGGAAGCCCCACGACGAACGACCAGCCCCGTTAGGCGTGAACACGCAGCCGACTGCAGCAGGCTCTGGATAGGCGAACATGAGCCTCGTCCCCGAGAAGATGAGCGCCCGATCAGCCAGCGAGAACAGCAGCGGCATCACCTCGGCGATGAGCCGTCGGATGGAGGCCGGATCGTCCTCGTAGAGGACGCTGGCCCTCAAGGATGCGCCATTGTCGAAGGCAGCACTCTGTCGGTAGTCGCTGGTCTTTTGCGTCAGGCCGACTCCATACGGTGGATCGGTAATAATGGCGTCAACACGAGAGAGCAGCGGCAACACGTCGCGGCAGTCGCCGCAATAGAGCGTGATGCCTGGCTCCTCGTGGAACAGGTAATCGCGCAAGCTCACGCGAGCCTCACTGGCTTCGGCTGCGGCGCCGGGTAGATACGCCGGTAGCCGACCCACCAGTCGGTGGGCACGATGATGCGCTGCGATGTGTGCCAGGCCGGAGGCGTGCTTTCCGGCAGTGGTAGGATGTCGCCAGCGGATGCGGCGAGACTGCGCGAAACTACGGCTGTTTCTCGCGCGTGCCTATGTCCCGGCTTACAGACCTTTTGGTTCATCGCGCCACTCGCGCCGTGCGGATGAATGGTCGTGCCGGGTGGAACATTCCGAGCCGAGCTAGCTTTTTGAGCCGTCGATTTGCTGATGCGAGGATGGGCTCTCCAGGCTTCCGTCCTTCGTCATCCAGGCATCGAGCAGAGAGCGGTCGCGTCCCGGTCCGGTTCATCATGGGCTCGTGCAGCCGGAGTAGCTTTGCCTCGAGCAGGCGCGCGGCCCTCGAGTCGCCCATCGGCCACAAGTAGAGCCGCATGCCGTGGCGCGGCCGGAGCCACTGGAGAGGGCCATTCAGCGCGTGGTGATCGGGCTGAAGGATCCGCTTGAACCCACGTGTCGTCATGCCCACGTATAGGAACGTGGTGCGGTCCACCCAGGCGTACACGAGGCAGCCGGTGAGCAGACGCCAGTCCGTATAGGAGAGCGCGATGCGGCCAGCGCGCGGCGCTGGATCAACGAAGTAGCGGCTGACGTGACGCCCGCCGATCACCGGCCCTCGGCGCGCATAGCCACCGCGCTGAGTATCGCTGCGGTCTGATGAAGTGATACGCGCAGAATCAGGAACTTGCGACCCAGGCGTCTCGACGGTAGCATAGCCCACCAGCGAGCGCGATTCCCGTACTTCCGCTGGCCTACCACTCCTGCGCATATGCATCCTCCACCGCTGCAAGATGCGTCTCGTTATGCGTGCAGATATGCGGCGTCATGTCTTCTGGCCCCACGGCAACCGGTGAATCGCGTCCCGCAATCGCTCTGACCGGACACGGGTGTAGATCGTCGTCGAGCTGATCGACTGGTGCCCGAGCGCCTCCTGAACCAGGCGCAGGTCAGAGGTCTGCTCGAGAAGCTCTGTCGCATAGCTGTGACGGAATCGGTGCGGGATGCACGTCGGAACGTCAGCGGCAGCGCCCCAGATCTTGGTCCACCGCTCGACGGTCGTCCGCGAGAGCGCCTTGCCATTGCGATACGAGAGCAGCGGCTCGTACTGGCGCGCCCCGGTGCGGCTGAGCAGGTGCGCCGCGATCTTGTCGGCCAAGGCCGGATGCATCGGGATCACCTGTTCCCGCCCACCCTTCAGCCGTACGCGCACGGTCGGCGGCTCGAGCGTGAAGGACCCGATCGTCAGGCCGCAGAGCGCGCTGACACGCTGGCCGGTGAAGAAGAGCAGCGCCCGCATCAGGTCCTCGTCGGGCGGCAGCACGAGTGCCAGCAGTCGCTCGCATTCCTCACGCGAGTAGGGACGCGGGAGCGAATCGGGCCGCCGGATGATCGGGACGCCGTCCATCGGATCGTCCAGCCAGAGCCGCTTGCGGCGACCCCAACGGCAGAAGGTGCGGAGCGATCCGTGGCGAGAATGGAGCGTCGCCTGCCCGAGGCCCTGATCGATCCACAACTGGAAGGCGCGGCGGATCGCGTCTGGCGTGAGGGCGGCGAGATTGTCGCCGCTGAGCGTCGCGACTAGCCGTTGTAGATCGCCCTCGCGCGCGCGGATCGTGTTCGGTGATTTCCGGGCGATCTTGAGATCCTGGAGAAAGTCCTGCACCGCTCGGCTTAAACGCATGCGCCAGCTCCTAGAGAGTCGAATTGGACTCCTGGTGCTGGCTAGTCTGGGACGAGTGGTGAGGGTGTTCAAGCCGCGTCGCTCATCACCTAACACCGAGGCCGGTTGGGGTTGCCCCGAGGCTTCCGACAAAAGGGATGGTAAGCTCCCCATCGCACGGCGTCGTGCCAGCCGGCCCGACGGCGGCGACATTCACGAAGTACACGCCATTAATCAGCGTCCCGAGCATCGAGATCGGCATATTCACCGTCAGCGGGCCAGCGACGCCCGGCGAGAGGCCGAGGCTCCCCATCGTCACCGTCACCGTCGTCATACCCGTCGTCGCGGTGCAGACGTTCGCCGCTCTGGCGTACTTCACGACCCAGCCCGAGGAGGTCGTGGTGCCGTCGGGCTGAATCCAGGAGAGCGTGCTGGCGGGACCGCAGAGGCCGCCTGGGCAGTTGTTCTGCGCGGCGGCAGCGGTAGCAGCGAGGCCGAGCGTGAGGGCGACGAGAACGACGGCGCGCCTCATGCCATCACCTTGTCGACGGCCTCGATGCTGGCCCGCCACCGATTCAACGGAGCCATGAGCCTTGTGACGCTGTAGTTGATCGGCGTGTAGTCTCTCGCCAGATAGACGTAATACGCCTTCGACGCCTTGTAGCACTCCCGCAGCGCCAGCCATTCATCGGTCGGCACTGGATGGCCGGCGCGTAGTTGAAACTCTAGCGTGCAGGCAACCACCTCGTCCGCATACACATCGAGCGCCCGCTGAATCTCCTGGCACGAGACGCAGTCGACACCAGCGAGCTTATGCGCGCCGCTCCCGACTGTCTCGCAGAGCGCCATCGCAGCATCGTTGATCGTGACCGCCATGCCTTGCGTTCTCCTGCGCGGCGCCGGATCGCTCCGACGCCGCGCCCTCCGTTGGTGGTTTGGTGTCTACCGACGCCGCGAGGCCACTTCCGGTGCTGCCACCGTGTTCGCCGCCACCGATGCCTGGAGCGCATCGGATCCCGCCTTCAGCGCCGTTCCTAGATCCACCACGGGCTGCAACTCTGCCGCCGTGGCCCCGTTCGCCGTGGCCTGCGCCACCGCGTCGGTGATGCGCTGCGCGATCCCATCGATGAGCGCCTTCGCGGAGCCCATGACGGTCGTTGCTTCCGTGATTTCCGTGCTCAGAGGTGTCAGGTCAAACGCCATGTGTGGTTCTCCTTGTTCAGGGTTTCGCAGCGTTGTCGATGGACGCCTGCAGCGAGGTTCCGGCCGCGTCGAGCTGCGATCGAAGCGCCTCGACCTTCGCTGGGTCGACGACATTGGGAGCGTTGATTCGCTCGAGCTGCGTCGCGATACGCTCCAGGGCGATGGACATCTGGTCGAGCGTTGCCGCCAGGCGTGCGACCCTGGCGAGATCCTCCTCGGACGGGATCGGGAGATCCATGGGTCATGCCCTCCTCGGGCCGAACTCGGCCCGTAGCCATGCGAGGCACTGCTCTGTCACCGTGGCGCCGGGATATGCCAGCCACGGGTCCACGTCCTTCGTCGCCTGGTGCCCGAGCCTCAGCGGATGCCGCGGGTTGAAGCGGTACGGGTTGCGCGGCGGTGCCGGTTCCCCTGCCGCCTCCTCGTACTGCGCCCGCTGCTCGTCCGTCATCATCTCGGGCGCATAGCAGTCGATCCCTTCGAAGGCGCACCATCTGGAATAGAAACCGGCGGCGCCTGGCGGGATGATCGGGTAGGCCCCGATGCGCGCGAGGGCGATGCCCTTAGCCATTCGCCTTGCGCATCCCGCGGAGGTCGACGAGCAGATCCTGAATCGCCGTGATGTCGCACGCCCGCGGGTCGCGGATGCCGTGCTTTTCGAGCAGGGCCGCGCGCGCCGGAGCCTTGAGGCCGAGCGAATCCGCTAGCCCCTTCATCTGACCGAGCATGATGTCCCGGTCCTCTTGCTCCTCCTTGTGCTCTTGGATCGCGCCGCCTATCTGTATGACCGGAACCGGCTCCTCGCGGGGCGCATCGAGTTCCTCGGCAGGCGTCGGCTTGTAGCCCGCCAGCACGACAACCCACGCCAGCGCGTTGCGCAGCGCCTTGGCGCCAGCCCGCGTCTGCGCCATGCTCCTGAGTTGGAACATCGGCACCGCCTCGTCACCTACGCGCACCTTCTCCTTCTTCGGGCGCCGCTTGCCGTTGCCCGCGTCTTCCCAGATCAACTCGTCGCGGCCTGGGTCCTCGACCGACGTGCCGCCGCTCTTCTTGTGGTAAACCCACTCGTACTTCGGGCGCGAACTCCACTTCTCCTCGTCGCTCATACACATCGCGTCGGCGCTCGAGACGACGCGCCCGCTCGGGACGTGGACCGCCTCCGCACTCGCTTCCCAGCCGGTGAAGTCACCGACGGTGATCGCGCACGTCCCGACAATGCGCGGCGCGATCCCGTAGAAGCGACCGACCGTCTGCCAGTCCTCGAACTCGAGGTACTGGTGGCCGCCGAACATCACCTTGTTAGGCTTGGCGTCGATCACGCGCTTGAGGGCCGCAGCGGCTCTGTGCGCTTCGTCGAGAACCTCGGTCGGCTCTCGCGCAATGGCGAGCCCGCTCTCAATTGTTTGCAGTGACAGTTCGTCGTTCATTGTTCTCCCTTGGGGTGTTCATTTCCGCGTCCAGCCGCGCCTCAACCACCTCCTCCGCTTCCCCAGTGCGCAGACTCGTCAGCGCGGCCTCGATGGCATAGCGACGTCGCTGGAGCGCATGCTGCTGGTGCGAGATCAGCGCCAGCTCGCGGGAGAGACGGATCAGGAGAGTCGTCTCAGCCGTCGTCACGATATGTCCGCCCAAGCAGCCCGCCGGGGATGAGGCCGACGATTACGCCGAGCAGCAGGCCAGAGAGGAAGGCGGTGGTCATCGGCTGGTCCGCTTCTTGGTCCTCTTCGTCTTGCGCGTATTGCGCGTATTGCGCTCGATCTTCTGGAGGTTCGCTGGGATCGCCAAGAAGTTTGGACAGTAGATCGCCACGTTCAAGCGCTTCAGTTCTCGGCGGATGTCCATCAGAACGGCACACAGGACTCCATTCCATGTCTTAACGACGCCGTCCTTATTCGCGACATTCCACTGGCGGTCTGGTGCAGTCATGTCGCTCACGGCTGCGTCTCCAGGTCCGCCAGCGACCACGCCCGCAGATTCGCCGTCGCCTGGTACAGCGGCGCGAGTATCGGGCGCAGGTCCACATTTCCCTTCTTCCAGATAGAGGCATCGCCCATTCCCTTCTTCCAGATAGAGGCATCGCCCATTCCCTTCTTCCAGATAGAGGCATCGCCCATCGTTGCGGTGATGTCCGCGATCTTCCCGAGTGCGATCTGCGCGCCGGCCGAGAACTGATCGTACTCGTCGAGGTGCATGTCCTGGTAGCCCGGCCCGTTGTCGGCCACCGCCGAGAGGTAGCTGTTGAGGGCTTTCGAGGCTGCTTCGATCTTGGCCGTGGCCTGCTCGGCTTTCGCCAGCAGCGTCTGGAGATTGGTCACCATCCACGTCGTCAGGCCCGTGGTGGGCGTCACGGGGGGCACAGGCTGGAGGATCAGCGGCGTCGGGTTGATCCATTGTTCGCATCCAAAATTCGCCCGCGCCGCGTCGCTCACCGCCGCACCTGTCGAATGAGCCACTTCGCCCAATGCTTCGCGCATAACGGGAAAGATAAATACGCCCACTCGTCGCAGCCCTTCCCCCACGCACACCGTTCTCTTGGCTTCGCCCGCGCCGCGTCGCTCATCGAACACACACCTGGACTAGTGCCCGTGCCACAGCACCAAGCTGTACGATGATTCCGAATAGGCAAATAGTGATCGCCAATCCAGTAATGGAGATTGCCACGTTGTTCATGGTTACTCCGATCGTAGGTCTGCGGTCGCCCACGCGCGCAGATCGGCTCGAGCGTTGTACAGCGGCGCGAACAGTGGACGCAGGTCGAGGTTGCCCTTCTTCCAGATGGAGGCGTCGTTCATGGTGTCCGCGATGTCGGCGATCTTGGCGAGGGCGACCTGCGCGCCCGCGCTGTACTGGTCGTACTCGTCGAGATGCATGTCCTGGTAGCCCGGCCCGTTGTCGGCCACCGCCGACAGGTAGCGGTTCAGCGCCACCGAAGCGGCCTCAATCTTGGCGGTCGCCTGCTCGAACTTCGTGAGGAGCGTCTGGAGATTGCTCACCATTGCGGGCGTCAGGCCTGTGGTTGGCGTCACTGTGGGTACGGGCTGCAAGATGAGTGGCGTCGGGTTGATCCAATCTGGCTCGTAGGGGTCGACGGCCAGCGCGGCAGCAGGCGGGCCGAGACGGTAGAGAATCAGCGCCAGCCCGCGTGTCACTCCTTCTGTCGCTGGCGGCCAGCCGCCGAGGTTGAGCGCGCTGAAGAAGCCAGCCGTGGTCAGCGAGAACGCGCTGATGGCCTTCCACATCGCCTTGACCTCGGCTGGGAGTGGATCGCGCAGCAGCACGGTGCCGCACGCGCAGCTCCCGCCGAACGCAGGCGGCACGACCATGCCGAACGGGCCGCTGACGCACGAGCTCGCCGCGACCGGCGTGCCGTCGAGCGCCTGGCAGTACATCACCGTATTCCCCATGCAATAGCTCATCGGGTCGCATGGGTTCGTCGTGGGTCGCGTGCTCGAGAAGTATGCCTTGCAGCTATTGTTAAAGCCGGGATCAAACTCGTGCCAGACGCCGCTGGTGTACACGTTCCATCGGGTGTCGATCACCGGATGCGCGCCGCTGGTCGAGTAGTTGGTCCAGGTGATCGTCTTCCACGGACCGGACCATGCCCCAGCAGGGCAACCGCTCGAGATTTCAGCCGTTTCAAAGTGACCGAAACCGTAGGCGGCGGCCCCACGCGCCCAGAAGTCCACCGTCTTTGGACCTGGTGTCATCGGCAACAATGCGCACGTTTGCACCTGGGCAGTGATCGTGTCGCCGAAGTTGACGGCGGTCGGGATGGCGATGAGCGTGGAGCACGGTGTCGTGGCCTCGGCGGCGCTCGCCAGTGCGAGCACGGCTAAGAGGACGGCGATCGCGAGCGCGGTGGAGAGAAGGCAGAGGAAGTCGGAACGCGCGCGGCTCATTTCGAGCGCCGCCTGGCCTTCTGGTCGACGTAGGCGAGGCAGTCGCGCCACTCGTCCATGAACTGCTGGGGATTGGTGCGGGCGAGATACTCCATCCGGTCCCCTGAGCAGAGCGCGCTCGGCACCGTGGCGTCATCGGCGCCGCGCTCACGGACGACCTGATACGCGCGCATCAGATCGCGGTCGTAGGGCTCGTCGGCGGCTGAGACCGGAGCGACCACGCCGAGCAGCACGACACCGAGGAGTGGATAGTTCACGACGTGCGCCTCAGCAGCGGCTTCGCGGCCCGTCGTGCTTTCCTTGATTTGACAGAGGCGTCACGGCCGCGCTGCGTAGCTTCGGCAGCAGGCGGGCCGGCCGGATGCAGCACAATCCCCTTGTGGGCAATCTGTCGCGCGGTGTCTCCGGCCATGTGCTGGCGAATCCACCAGTCTGGCGGCCCGCTGCGCGTGGCCATCACTTACGCCCCTTGAAACAAGGGATCGCGAAGGCGCGACCGTATCCCTTCGCGGCGAATGGTCCGCCGCACGAGCGCGACGAGCACGCCGACGAGCAGCAGGGCGGTGGCGGCTTGGGCGATGTCCATGGGGGTCATGTGGTGCTCCTTACGGCCACGACATAGGTGGCCTTCTTCGGCGTGGTCGGCGTGTACTTCGAGGCCTGTTTCGGCGCGAGCAGCGCGAGCCCGGTGCCGACGATGACGATCACTAGGGCGGCGGCGAGGATCCCGAGGAGGTCGTTGAGTATGGCCGATTGCCTCGGCAGCGGAGTTACGGATGGCCGGCTACCCGGCCCGTGGCCCGCACAACCGCCGAGGTTTTGGAAGCCGGACGTCGGCCGCGCCCATGACAAGCGTGCGGGTCTTGCGCTCGACATCCTCATGGCGTCACGATCTTCCAGCACTTGCTACAGCGCCATGGTCCAGTCTTGTTGCGCGGGACCCATTCCTTACCGCAGAACGGGCACCGAACACCGAGTATCGTCTTTGGCTTCTCTGCCTTGCTGGCTACCGCTGTCGTCGTCATCTTGGCTAGACGATAGGCTAGCGCGTAACCCGTGTCAAGTAGGAATATTTACACTCTCGCAACGCCGCGATATGCTTACGCCAATCCTCGGTGGAGCCTAAGGCGGCTCCACCTGTCCCCGCGTCGCCCACCAGAGCGCGTCGTAGTAGTTCAGCCCTATGTCACTTGCGGGGCATTCGCGACCGCCGTCTCCACGAGCGCCAGCTCGGCATCGATCCGAGCGTAGTGCGCCCGCACCTCATCCGGCGTCTCCCGTGCCTGCATGATCGCGGAGACGATCGACTTCACGGAGCTCACCAGGCCAGGGATGAGCGGCAGGATGAGCGGCAGCAGGCCGATCAGCGCCGCCCCGCCAGCGATCGGCACTGCCCGCCCGCCAGAGATGACCAGCACCTCAGCCTCGCTGGTCCCACCGTGCCGCGCTGCGGCATGCGTCATAAGCGCGGCGGCCTTGAAGAGTCGCCGCGAAAGCCATTGGTAGAATGCCCGTCGCATGGTTAGCCTCCCTTCGCGATCGTGAGAATCTGGGCCGCGAAGGCCCCGAGGTCCGTCGCGAGTTGTTGGATGTTCGCATCTGCCGCGGCTGCCTGCGCCTTGTCGCCGGCCGCGGCCGCCGCGCGCCACGCTGACGCAGCCTTGGGGAAGTTCTCCTTGAACTTCGTCTGAAACGCCCCGAACGCCGTACACTGCGTCGGCTGGATCGTCCCCTGGTCGCAGCCCGTCTTGAACGCGCCGCTGACGTTCACGAACTGGTTGCCGATGGCGACCAGTGTGGTCCCCGACACCTCGACCGTCTTGCTAACCGGGGTGCCGAACCACCCCTGAATCGTGCTGCAGCCGGCGCTGACGAGCGCCAGCACGAGCACTAGGCCAATGAGCCTCCGGTGTGTCATGCCTTGTCCTCCTGGTGAGTTGTGAGCTGCTGGAGTGTGGCCAGCCTCGCCTCGGCCACAGCGCACCGTTCGCGCCAATACCGCTCAGTTGCGAGCGCTCGCTTCAAGGCGTCCCGTAATCCGTAGACCTGATATTGGTAGCTCGTCGAGCGGACGAGGGCCACCTCTGGGTCATGGGTGACCTCGCTCGGGATGTCATGGCTCAGTAGCCGCGTACGCGTATCACGCTCCCGCGTCCGATCACGTCACCGCGGCACCCACTCCACCACGAACCCTGAGCCCTGAATGGCCTTGTTCACGGTGTCCTGGACGATCAGGCTGATACGCGAGTAGGCCGCATTAATCCCTGCCAACCGAATGAATCCCTGCCATCGGCCCCTGACAAACGGTGTGGTGAGCTCGCCAGGCAGAACCACGTGGTTAAAGTCCAGGAGGCTCGTCACCACTCCACCGGATTGGGCCGACACAAAGGCCTGCCCGGCATAATTGACATCCACCGTCAGCCCATCCGGCAGGAGTCGCGCAATCGTCAGGGCATGTGGGGCGTACTGGTCATTGACCGGCGTGAACATGCTGAACACGAAGTCGACGTGCGGGAGGAGCCGGGCGGCCCCCACGGCATTCCCAGTAGCGAGCAGGCGTTGTACATCTGCGAGCGTGTCTGTGGTCACGTCCATTGGTTACTCCCTCCCTCTGGTCAGCCGATACCAGAGCGTTCTGAATACGTCACGAATCGTTGCCCACATCTCTGTCTCCTCTCAACTCGGATATTTCCGTGGGTCATGCCCATACGTGGCCTCGTAGGCGATGCGCCCCTGCTTGGTGAACACGGTGAGCTGAGTGCGCCCTTCGACTTCCCAGAGATAGCGCCCCTGGCGCCGGCCGTAGGAGACAGCCGCCTGCTTGCCTGGGAAGACCTCGAGCACGGAGGATCCTTTGCGCACTACCCACTGCTCATCCCCGCGATCCCAGCGGACGGTGAGCCGGATACGCTTCATGGCCAGACGATGGTGCCGTCGACCGAGATCAGCGGGGCTGGCCCGGTCTTCGTGGTGATGGTATGCACCGACCCGTCATCGCCGTCCCAGACCAGGGCACCGTCGACGGCCACCTTGGCGAGCTCTGTCTTGATGACGACGCGGTTGCCACCTGATGGAGGCTGTTGCACAGGCGGCACGGGCGCGTCGAGGACCTCACAACTTTGGCTAGACCCGCCCGCGCTGACCCCTGGCTGGAGGCTGTACGTTTCCAAGGAAAAGGAGTTGTTGACCCAGTTCAGCCTCTGGACCGTGAAGAAGCACTCAACACCGCCGCCCTCGAACGGCAGCGTGACGAAGTCCCCGAGTAGTCTGCCAACCTTGGGCTCGCCCGTTGCGTCTCGGATCGACTCGTAGAGCGCCTGCAACCGGAAGGACCTCTGGTCGCCAGTGGCCACACCAGTCATGAGCACCCGGTTAACCGCCTGGAGCCCCCCGTAGCCTGGGTATCCAGCCCCGTCGCCCACGGTTGCGCCGATCGTCAGGAAGATCGGCTTGGATAGATCACGCACAACGAACGGGATCTTCATCTTGAACGTGCCGAAGTCAGTTCCCATTGTGGCTATCTCCTCTCACTCAAATCATCATGGCGTACACGTCGACCACTCCGAGCCGATTGAAGTTCGACGCGAATCCGATGGTCGACCCGTCCCACGACGTCGACACACGCGGCTGCGCGTAGTAAGCGTCGTCGTCACCGGCACCGAGTTCGCGCGAGCGGTGATGCGCGGCCCGCCAGACCTGGCTAGACGAGACATTCACCGCGAGGATTTCTTGTCGGTACGCATGCCACGGGTCCGTCGACCCGTTGAGCCTGTCGGAGGTGTCCTCGGTGGACACATATACCCAATCGCGCCGCGGCCCTCGAGCCACGCTGGCCACATGCCCGAAGTCATTCCACGAATCGAACGCCAGGAGCTGCTGATTGCCCGGCAGCGCCATCTGCGCCGCTTCCCCAAGCCCCTCCGAGCTGTTGGTGATGTCCACGCGCCAGAGGCCCGCGTGCGAATAGCAGTTGTACGTCACCATGTAATCGCGGCCGTCGGAGGCCGAGACAAAGGCCCCGTGGTCACCGCAGAGGCTCCAGAAGGTGGTCGGTGACGATGCCACCGACCACTGCGCGTGACTCAGCGCCCAGCTCACGCCCTGTCCGACTTTCGAGAGGCCGACCTGCCGACTATCGAAGCCGACCACGTACCGACCGTTTGGCGAGAGCCCGAGATAGGACCCATGCCCGATGGTGTTGGTCGCGTCGATGGGATTGGCGTAGGGACCCGCCGCGAGGTTGCGTCGGTCGTACACGCGCACCGATGGCTCTGGCCCGTAGCGCACGAGCATGAACCGCCCGCCCCGGTCCTGCCAGTTGATCGACCCGCCGAGCTCTCGCAACTCGTCTGGCGCCGTGAAGTACGCCTGATCGGTCCACCGCCCACAGGACTGCAGGAGGATGCGCCGAATCTCGCGCCCGCTCAGGGCATAGAGCACGTCGGCGTCGACCGCGTCGAATCCGCCATCGGCGGCAATGGTCCCGAACGGGATCCCGGTATGCGTGACGATGCCGCTCCGTACGTCGATGACGTCCCACGCATCAGGCTTGCCAGGTACGCCCTGCGTGCGATGGAGGTAGCGGCGACCGTCAGACGACCAGCACATATTGCGCCCGTACAGATCGTCGCGTCCGTGGTCGGTGGTGACGCGGCGAACGATCGTGCCGTGGACGGGATCGGCGTAGGTTGCCAACGGAACGAAGGTGTTGTAGGCATACGGGCCGCTGGAGGGCGGTGGGAGAGACGTCATGCCTCGGACCGTTCACACGCGGCCTGCGACATATTCCTGCTCCGTAGCATCGCGTTGACGCTCTTGAGGGAGACGATGCGGCCCGACGAGATGAAGGCGTCCTGGCCGCAGATCAGGCACTTCGCGTACTCATCGCGGACGATCCAGGCCGGCGGCGGCGCGTGACACTTCGGGCATCGCACCGGGAGCGTGACCGCCGCATGCTGCGTCAGTCCTCTGATGAGCACGGGTTTCGGATCTGGCGGCAAAGGGCGATTCTGGTAGCAGTCACGGCAGAGTGTGCCGACCCAGGCCCGACGAGTCGGATGGCATGAGGATGGAGGCATGAGCTTCTGGCCAGCGAGCTGCTCGCTGTACTCCCAGCGCTGCTCCTCGGTCTGCCGCCCACGTTTGCGCCGAGGCGTCCCGAGTCGCTGAAGGATCTGGCTCACGCGATTGTGCGACATGTGGAACGCCAGACCGATCTGCTTGAGCGTGCGGCCGGCGAGGTAGAGCGTCGCCATCTCGCGGTTGCGCCCGTCTACGGAGACGCTCATGGCAGGTGGGCCAGTACGTTCGGAACCCAGTTCCTGTTCAGGTCCGTGGGGTCATTGGCCGCGCCCACTGGCGCCCAGAAGGACCCTAGGTATACGACGAAGGCATGCAGGTGGTCGCCCATCTCGTCGCCATGGTTCTGCATCATCCAGTCCCATAGGTGGTGGGCGATGGTGTTGGCCGCCACCTGGCGGGCTTCCTTGTAGTCCTTGGTCTTGGGAAGGCTGATCCGCACCGCTACCAGGAAGGCGCGCTCGCCGCCTTCAGCCTTGACCATGGCGTCAATCAATCGAACGCAGCCAGGCGTCGGCCAACTCACGTCTCGCCTACCTGGGCATCGATCGACTGGTTGCCGTGCCCCATCGGCTCTTCTGGAATCGCCCGCTCGCTGAGCTTTGAGACGAGGTAATCGACGTCAGCCCGAGTGTCGTTGCTCAGGCCAAGATCACCCTGGCCTGAGCCGCCGTTCTCCGAATACGTCATGCACCGTGAGATCATGTCGATGGCGTTCATGGTGACCTCCCTCATGGCGGCTTAGTTGCAGTAGCAGCAGCAGCAGCAGCAGCAGCCTCATCCTTGCCGGCCTTGTAGCCTTCGGCCTTCGCTGCGTCGTGGGTGAGTTTCAGCAGGGCGTCCATCTTGGAGTTGAATGTCTCGTGGACTCTGCTGACCTGGTTTTTGACCAACCACGTGAATATGGCCACGAGCAGCGTCGCCCCCGACTGAATCACGGTCGCCCATGGGAACTCTGGCGAGGTCGGCGGCGGGATCTTCCCTTGCGCCATGGCCAGGAAGAGCACACCGGATGCGGCGATGAATCCCACCACGAGGAGATCAGCGAGCACTCGGAGTGCGAAGCGGTACGGAAGGTCAGGCACTTGTTGTTCCTCCTTTCATAAACGTCCAGCCAGCAAGAGAATGATGATCACGATCAGCAACACGCCCATCAGTCCAGACGGACCGTAGCCGTAGGAATGCCAGCCGACTTGCGGGAGCCCACCGAGAAGCAGGACCACAAGGATGATGATCAAGATCGTGCTCATCGTTTCGCCTCCTTACGCTGCGGTATGCACCGCGAGCGTCCCCGAGTAACTTTCCAGCCCGGCGTTATTGATGCTGGTCGCCCGGAACTCGTAATCGGTATCGAGCACGAGCCCGTAGACGGTCTGCTCCAGGCCCGTCCCGCCGAATCCCGGCAGGTACTCGCCCAGCGGCCCGTACGGGTTCGTGTAGTACCTCGTCCAGACGGTGTCGGCGGCGAGGCGGTAGTCGATCCAGACGGCTGTGAAGACGAGCGCCGGATCGGTGGCCAGATCCACCATGTCGTAGCCGATCGTGACCGCGGCCGTGCCGTCGCCAGAGTTGACGTTGTCGTTCTCGGTGATGTTCGTCGGAGCCGTCGGCGGCGTGATATTGGGGTCGTTATCCTCGTCCGGCAGATCATCGGCGGGAGCGTACTCGTAGATATCGGCGCTCCACGGCCGGCACTCGAGCTCGGCCTTGTCGACCGACTCGACGATGGTCACGACCTCGAGGACATCGTCGCTCAGGCCCAGCCGGTCGCAGGTCACCTGGACGAGCTGCCCTGGCTCCAGCGCCCGCCCGTCCTGGCCCGTGGTCAGGTGGATGCGCTGCTGATCCAGCACCAGACGCTTCGCCAGGTAATCGAGAATGCGATCGGCGGTGGAGTTCTGCCAGACGAAGCGGTTTTGATATCTCCGGTCGGCTCCGAAGGTCGCATTCACGACGCGCGAGAACTTCGCCACCTTGCGGAACGTGGACAGATCGGTGAGCGACTCGCGATAGGAGATGTTGGCGTTCTTGACGGCATTGTTCACGTCAGCAAAACCGCGCTCGCCCACGCCAAGAAGATTGCGTTCTCCGTCGCCTGTACCATCGCGGAGCACCATCACGGGCGCGACCTCTGCCGAGTCCACGATGGGATACCACTGGCCACTGACGTCCACCGCCAGCCTGATGCCGCGGAACATTGCGAGCTCAGTGAGCCAGTTCTTCGCCGCATCTGGAGCGAGCATGGCCCCGTCGACATAGTAGGGACCGGCGTCATCCATCAGCGCTTCCGCGTCGTCGAACGCAGAGGTATCCACGGTCTTCCCCAGGCCCCAGGTCGTGTTTTCCAGGATCTCTCGGATCACCCGCACTGGGTTGCGCTGGGCCGTGATCGTATTCGTGACGGTCGCCAGGATTGGGATAAAGCCACTCTGGGCGCCGGCTTCAGCTTGCGCAGAGACGGTCTGGCGCAGCAGGAATCGGATCGTGGTGTAGCCAGGCCAGTCAGTCGTCGAGACCGTATACTCTGACGGATCGCAGAGGACCGTCGACACCGTCGAGCCTGTCGTGCCGCCGACGCGGAACACCGACTCCACCGTCAGATCCGTCCCGCGGCCGACGAGGTAATCGAAGGCGCTGTTCACGGTATCGTCGTTGATGTACAGGAGCGGCATCTTGCGCGCGGTGCCAAAGATCACCGGGATCGTGCTGCCATCGTCCACCGCTTTCGCGAAGAACGGGCCTTCGACAATGCCGGTCGGGATCTCCTGCTCGAGGATCGAGAGGTCGAGATTCGTGCCCGTGATGCGGATCGTGCCGGCGTCGCCATCAAGCGCTGATTCCGAGACGATGCCCGTCCAGGCCGTGCGCGTCTCCAGGGTAATGCGGTCGAAGCGCTTGATCACGAGCGGCATGCCGCGCCACCCGTCCTCTGCGAGGAACTGCGTTGTGAGCCCGCCGTCTCGGTTCGACAGCATCACCGTCGTGTTCTCGTGGCGGATGGGACCGAAGAAGCTATCCGCCAACCCTCGCGTCACGACGGGATCCGAGACGACGCGCCCATCGTAGAAGACCGCCAAGTCATCGACGTCTACGGTGGCGTAGCGGTTGACCACGCTCACGGCGTCGTGATCTCCACGAGCGTCAGCGGATAGTGGCGCTCAGGCACCGCCGCGAGCGCCCCGATCGTGGCCGAGACAGAGATCCCGAGTTGAATCGTCTGATTGAGAGCCAAGGTTAGCGTCGTGGCCGCAACCGGGTACGAGGCTGCGGTGAATGACGCCTCAAAGTCCAGGTCATAAGTGCGGTCGCTGCCATCGACATCGGCCACGTCCCCAGACGCACTCGAGTAGGTCCTATTTGCCATGGCTCAGGTCTGCACGACCCGATGGTTGTACCAGAGCGTCGTCGACGCCTTCGCGAGACATACGCGCGCGAGGATGACACCCTTCATGCCAATAGTCGGCGTCACGACGAGTTGCTGGGCGTTTGGGTTCGAGGCGCTATTCGTCCATGTTTCGGCGCTCGCGTCCTGATCCGCACCGGCTCCCAGGATGGCGCTGGCGTCGCTGATCAGCGACGAGATGGGCGTCGCCGCGCTGCTCGGATACATCACCTCGAGCCAGACCTCATTGTCCTTGAGGTTCGTGACGGAGTCGCGAAACACCTGGACCGTGAGCGTCACCGCGCCGGTGACGTCGTTCCAGTACTGCATCCACGGCGAGTACAGCGGCTGCGCCTGTTTCGAGTTGGCTGTCGAGACCATCTTGCGCGAGGCCACCGTCGTGCCATCGCTCGCGCCACCGTTCAGGTACGTGGCATTGTCGTCGTCGATGGTGCCGTAGTAGCCCTTTTCGGAGTAGTGGTAATTGGCCGTGTCACTCGAGCACCGGATCGCTCGGAAGATGCCGCTCGCCGAGCTCGGCGTATTCGCCCACATGGTCGACGAGGCGTGCCGCTTGCAGTGCCGGAAGATGATCGTGCTTCCGTCTCCCGTCCGGTCGCTCATGCTGTAGATATTCCCGCTCACGAGCGACAGATCGCACCCGTCCACCATCAGGATCCGATTCAAGGCGACCCCGGATGCGCCTTGAATGAAGAGCGTCGTCGGCGCGGTGCCGGTAATGCTCCCGCCGAGAATGGTGATCTGCCCGGTATTGAGACTGATCGTGGCGCCGGCTGCGCCGATGGCGACACTCGTATTGAAGAAATCCACCGAGAAGATCAGGCCTGTCGATGTCTCGCCGAGATGGAGGACCGAGGCGCCACCCGTCGAGGCAAGATTCAGGATGCACGACCTGAATACGAGGCGCGACACTATAGCGGAGCCACCCACGTTCATGTTCTGCGTGGTGGCCACGCCGTTCCCGCTCTTGAACTCGATCCCGTGATAGTAGATGTACGAGCCGAAACTCTGCGTACCTGAATAGGCGACGACGGCTCCAGTAGAGAGCACGTTCGTGCTGCCGAACGACGCATCGGTCACGCAGAGGACATGCGTCGGAGTGTCGCGGCTCCCGAGTGTGATCGGGAACGTCGGCCCGTTGCCTGTCGTCGCCTCGGAGTGGACGTTCGACACGTAGAGCGTGTCGCCAGCGATGACGTCGATGTTCGCCATCAGCAAGCGATTCAGATAGCGATGCGCGTTCGCCGCCGTGGTGGGATTGCGAGCCGTCCACGTCACGCCGCTGTCGGTGGTCGTCCCGCCCAGTGTCGTATTGAATGACGGCTGCGCGGCGCCAGAGATCCCGGTCGTGATCGCCGTCGCCTCGTAGACGCGGAACTGCACGGTCGCCGACCCTGAGATCGCCACCACGCGCGCGCCGACGGCATATGTGGTGAGCGCGGTCCAGTCCGTCGCGACGGTGCTCTTTATATACCAGGGTCCCGCCATCTCAGATCCCTCTAGCAGCCGCTAAAACAGCGGTTAAAATAACCCTTGACATAGCCAAGGCGTTTGCTATACTCATATACATGAAGCAGACAACGACCCCCAAGGAGGCCCCAATGGCCACGACGATCACCATCCCCGCGTACCTTCTCAGCAACCACGATGCAGTTACCGACATCTGCTACGGCACGTGCCCGATTGATAACCAGGTCAAGCAGGCCGAGTCGGGCCGCTGGTATATCACGATGTTTCATCCCGGCTTTAACTCTCCGGCAAATAATCGCTCAGGGTATGCCACGTCAGGCGCAGCCATAAAGGCCACTCGCCGATACGGAAGGAGGGGCTAATGGCTAACGCTTCCTGCCCCATCCATGGCACGCCGCTCCTCTGCCCACGCTGTACAGGGCGGAGGGGCGGCAGGAAGAAGTCTCCCGACAAGACTGCGGCTGCTCGGTTGAACGCGAAAGCACCGAGACCGAATCGACGGCCCATCTCTTAGCTCACCGTCGTCGTGATCGTCACCACGAGCGCCGTGGAGGCATCTTTCGTAATGGGCGGGAAAATCTTGCGGAGCAGCATCGTCCCGCCTGACGAAGCGTTGAACAGGCCGAACTCCGAGATGTCGCCGATGCCGTTCCCGGCCGCGAACGTGAACACGAGGGACTGGGAGCCACTCGGCGATGGAGGATCCGGCGAGGCGTTCACATCTTGAACACGCGTGCCCACCGCAGCTCCGAGCGTCGTGTCGCTCGAGGTCGGCGTCGTCACGCTCGTGCCGATGGCGCCGTAGTTGAAGAGGGCCACCGTCGTGCTCCCGTCGAAGAGTCGCTGCACCGCCAGGTTCTTACCAGCCGCGACAACCGTCATGGCCCGAGCATCTCCTCCAGTGTGAAGGTGCCTTGCGTCGAGATCGATCCGGTGCCGACCTGCCAGTCCGGCTCATCCGCCGCCTGCACGATATAGCTCTGCGCGGGATCGCTGTCCTCGAGGAGCGCCAGGAAGTATTGCGCGTTCGTCATCTGGCGCTGCACCTCAAGCCACGACGCGAGCAGATCCGTCTTGGCAGGCGGCGTGCCCGTGATGACGTCGAGCTTCGTACGGATGGAGACGCGCGGCTCGCCGATCGTGAGCCGTTGCGTCCATGCTCGACTCGAGGGCCGCACATCCAGGCGCGGCTCGATCCTGTTCACGGTGTACGTCTCCGCGAAGTCGCGCGGCGCCGTCGTGAGCGTTCCGGCCCAAAGGCCCCCGAGTAGGAAGACGGAGGCGCCGTCAGTCGGCGTCTGCCCTCCAGTGATCGCCACGCGCAGATAGCGATAGTTGAACGCGACCGGGCGGTATCCGTACTGATAGCGCGTGTTCCATGGATTCCTGGCCACCGTGAGCGTCGAGGCATACGACGGCCCGCCCCAGCTATTCGTGGCGTTCCCCTGGATCGTGACCGACGTGAAGTTCGTGCGGATCAGCCCAATCGCCTCGATGAGCGTTGCTGAGCCGAAGTCGACGATGATGTCCTGATCGGTGGCCGTCGTCGTCGTCTTCCATGGCTTGAATGGGCGCTGCGGCGTCGCAGCGTTGGTGCGGACATATGTAGCATCGGCGCTCGTGGCGCTAATGATGGTCGCCGCCGTCACGAGATTGGCCAGCGAGAGGCGTAGCATGGCTTACCGGACCTGCTCCTGAATGATGCGGTTCAGCCGGCCGATGCGCGCTGAGGTCTCCGTCTCGGCGACCGCCCTCTTGACGGCGCGCTCGATCATGTCCTCGTCGGCTTTGCCTTCCACGTTGACCGTGATATTGAGCGTCGGCGCGATGGTCGTGGTGCCGCCGCCACCGGAGTGACCTCGGTACATATCTGCCTGTTGGCGCGTTAGCACCATCTCGTCGGCGTGGAGATAGTAGGGGCCTTCCTTCGTTCGCCAGGCCCCGCTCTGCGCCGTCGGCATCCACGTCGGATTGCCCTGATGAATCGCGTCGAGGAGGCTTTGCCGCGTAAACTCTCGCCCGAAGGACGAGACCAGCATGTCGAACTCGGCCGACGACATCATCGGGAGGGTCGAGGCATTGCGCGAGACGAGTTGCCACCATGTCTGATTCGGCTGTGCCAGGTTCGCCAGATCCAGCGCATGGCGCCATTCCGTCGACGTCGAGATCGCTGGCGTGCTGCCGCCACCACCGCCACCCGTCGCTGGAGGCGGCGTCGCACCGAGATGGAGCAGGTAGGCCGTGAGCGTCGCGTTCAGCGCATTGAGTGCCGTCGTGGCCTCGCGCGTCGCCGTGGTCAGGAACTCGGTCGTCGTCCTGCCGCCGGTCATCGCCGTCTCGATCGCGAGCGGCACGCCGACGAGTCTCTCGACCAGTGGCCCCATCTGGTTCGCGATGTTCGTCAGCGTCGCATTGAGGCCCGTGTTGATGGCATTGATCTGCGCGTCCCGCGCGCCGTTGATGATGGCGATCTGGTCCTCTGTCGCCTGGTTAATGCGCAGGATCTGCTCATCACGAGCGGTATTGATAGCCGTGATCTGCGCGGCCAGTGCCTCGTTCTGCTCCCTCAGCGGCCCGGTGATCGCGTCGGAGTTCGCCTGAATCGTGGTGTTCAGGTCCTGGAGCGCCGTGATGTTGTCCTTCAGAGGCTGCACGAGCGCATCAGCGGCGGCCTTGATATCGGTATTCGCTTGCTGCAGAGCCTCCACCGCATCCTTCATCGGGCCGAGAATGGCGTCGGTATTCTCCTTGATCGCAGCGTTCGTGTCCTCGAGCGCCTGCTTCTGGTCGAGGAGCGGCTGGAGCGTGGCCTCGAGGGCGTCGCGGATGTCCTCGTTCGATTGCTGCAGTGCCGCACTCGCATCCTTCATCGGTCCGGTCTGCGCGTCCGTCGCCGCCTGGATGGCAGCGTTCAGATCCTGGAGCGCCGTCACCTGGTCCTTCAGCGGCTGGATCTGGGCGTCGAGGGAGTCTTTAATCGTCGCGTTGAGCTCCTGCAACGCATCGACCTGGTCCTTCATGGGTTGCGTCTGCGCGTCGAGCGTGTCCTTGATCGATGCGTTCAACTCCTGGAGCGCCTCGACTTGCTCCTTCATCGGAGCCGTCTGCGCGTCGGCCGCAGCCTTGATGGAGTCGTTCAGGGCCTTGAGGGCATCGACTTGGTCCTGGAGCGGCCCGATCTGCGCCTTCGTAGCGTCCGCGATGGCCTTGTTCGCGTCCTGCAGGCCCTTGAGCTGCGCGTTCACGGCCTCGAGCTGGGCGTTCAGGTCATCCAGCGACGCCGGCCCGCGCTGCCCTTCGGCCATGCCCTGGAGGCCGCGGAGCTGGCCGATCACCTCGTTGAATATCTTCTGGTACTCGATCGAGGGCCGCGCGAACACGGCCCCAAGAGCGTTGATCAGCGCATCGCCGGCCGCCTGCGCCTCGGCGACGCCCTTCGGCGTCGTCGCGTTGCCCAGAGCCGTCTGGAAGGACTCCTGAGCCAGTCGGAGCTGGTCCATCGGGTTGAGCGGCGCCGACGGGCCGAGGAGCAGCCCCTGGATCTGCTTCTTGACGCTATCGATGGCCTGCTGCCAGTCCTGCGCGAGGCGCACCGCATCTTGCAGCGCATCCTTCTGGGCTCCGAGCGCATCGATCTGGAGGCTATTGACCTCCTGCTGCGCCTGGGCCGCGGCGTTGATGGCCTGAATCTGCTTGTCCAGCGCATTGCTCTGGAGTGTGTTCGCGTCAACCTGAACCTGCGCTGCCTTCTCGATCACGCTGATCTGCGCACTCAGCGATTTGATCTGCGCGTCGTTGGCCTTCGTCTGGAGGTCGGCGACGCGCTGGGCGGCGGTAATCTCCTTATTGAGCGCGGCGATCTGCACGTCATTCGCGTGAGTCTGGATATCGGCAGCTCGCTGCGCCGCGTCGATGGTCTTATTGAGTCCGTCGATCTGCGCCGAGTTGGCAGCGACCTGTATAGTCGCGGCCTTCTCGATGGCCGCCACCTGATGGTCTAGCGATTTAATCTGCGCGTCGTTGATCTTGGTTTGCGCATCAGCCGCGCGCTGCGCCGCCGTGATCTGCTTATCGAGGCTGTCGATGACCGTCTGATTCGCCTTGATCTGTATATCGGCGGCCTTCTGGATCGCGGCGATGTTCTTGTTGAGGCCGTCGATCTGCGCCTGATTCGCGCGGATCTGCGCGTCGGCCGCCTTCTGGATGGCGTCAATCTGCTTATTCGCGATATCGATCAGTTTGTTGTTGGCCTTGATCTGTGCCGCGGCGGTCTTCTCCGTCGCCTCGATGATCTTGTTGTTTGCGTCGATCTGATGCTGTAGCGCGTCAGTTTGAGCCTTCGCCGCGTCGGTGATGCTCTTGATCTGCGCCGCGCCGAACTCCTGCACGGCCTTGATCGCGGCGTCAGCCCAGTCGTTGACGGCCTGAATGGCGATAGCCGCGATCTGTTGCGCCGCCGCCTGCTCCTGCTGGAGCAGCGTGACGGCTGCCTGGAGGTCGCCACGGTCGACAGCCTCGTCAGCCAGCCGTTGCAGTTTGGAGATGAACGGCGCCGCAGCATCGAAGATGCCCTGCACGAACGGGCTCAAGGCCGTCACGTCCACGCCAGCGCCGCCCAGCCGTACGGCGGTTGCCCCGCCGATGGCCAGCGGCCCCTGGCCCTTCAGGGCGGCGGCGACCGTGGCCTGCGCCTGGGCAGCGACGGCCTGGAGCCCCTGCTGCAATGCCCACATCTGGAGCGTCGCAGACTTCGCGGAGTTGGCCATCGCGAGATAGACGCCCTGGAGCGCCGTGAATTGTGCCGTACTGCCGGTCGTCAGCGTTCGGTAGGCAGCGAGGCTATTCAGGAGCGACGCGAGCGGCGTGCCGAACTGCGTGAGGATATTGCCGATATCCTTCTCAAGCGCGGCAATCGCCTCGACCTCGTACTTGTAGCGCGCGATGATCGCGTCGTGCACGGCCTTAACGAGCGCCGCCTCCTGCTCGAGCGTGCGATTCGCGTCGGGTTCGTTGAGCGCCGTCGTGGCGGTCGTGACGTTCTCATTCAGAGCCGCCATCGTCGCGACGTGTCCGGCAATCGCCCGCTGCGTGATCTGCGCGAAGTTACCGCCCATCGTCGCGATCTCGCTATTGATCGTGTCGTACATCGAGACGAGCGAGCCGAGGGCCGCCTGTTCCTTCTGAAGGTCCTGCAACTGCTGGGCGATGATCTTCACGTCCATGCCGGAACTCAGGGCGGCGAGCATCCGGTCGCGAATAGAGTTGAGCGCCGGCGTGACGGTCGTTTGCAAGGACGTCGGCAGGGCGGCGAAGACGGTGGCGCTCACCTGTTTGAACTGCTCGATCATCTGCGCTGAGAAGTCGATAATTTCCCCGATGCCTTTAGCCTGTGTCTCGAAATCGCCCAGCGCCTTTGTGAGGTCATCGACCGATAGGTCTGTGTCCAGGAGAGCCAACATGCCGGCCTTGAGTGGCGCGATCAGGCCAGACTGAATCGCCGTCGCAAACTCTTTCGGGAGGGCCGCGGCGGCGCCCAATGACAGCGTCGACGTGAGCTCGTTGACGTTCTTGATGTAGTCGCCAATTGCATTGAACGCCGCGATGAGTGACAGGCTCGCGTTTTTGATGATCCCGGCATTGGTGGCCGCATCGCCGCCAGCGAGATAGGGGACGTCAGCCGAGCCCAGCAGTGCGGTCTGGGCGAGAGCAGGATTCGCCTTGAAGAGGCCGATCACCTTCTCGAACTGCGCGCGCGTGAGGTCTCCCCAGTTCACCTGGACGAGGTCGCCGGCAATCTTCTCTCCGAGGATGCCCAGCGAGTCGGCAATCGCCTGCGGGAGTTGCAGGATCGTATACACCTGGCCTGATCGCCCTGCGAGTGCCGCCTGCAACTCTGATGGGCTCTGACTCTTGGCGGCGGCGGCATATGTCGATGCGACGGTGCCGATGCCCACGCTCGCGATAGCCTGTGCATTGAGGCGCTTGATCTCATACGCGGTGAGCTGCTTTTCGAACAGACCACCGATGCCGCCACCAGCAGCCCCACCGATGCCTGCGCCGATGAGCGCACCGAGCAGAACAGACGTACCGAATGTCCCTCCAGCGAAGGCCAGCCCGATGCCGCCACCGATGAGCGCGCCGGCTGCGGCACCGGATAGCGTACCGATGCCGGTCGCCGTCTGTCCGTTCACGAGCGCCATGATGCCCTGAAAGACCGTCAACGCGGCACCGACACCAGCGAGCGCCACCCCGAATGTGCTCACGCCGGCAGAGGCGGCAGACATCGCCGTCGATATCTCGCCGACCGATGCCCCAGCGGAGGCCATGTCGAGAATCTGAATACCAGTCGCCGCGGGGCCTAGGACCTCGGTGAATCCAATCAGGTTGCCGACAGCGATGTAGAGCCCTTGTCCGAGCGAGGACAGCCCGTTCACTACGCTATTGAGATTTTGGGCGAATCCGAGAATCTGCTGGAATCCACCGCCACCGCCACCGCCCAAGAAGGCATTGACTAGTCCCAGGCCACCACCACCGCCGCCTCCTCCGGTTCCGCCTGTTCCACCGCCACCGCCGCCGAATAGCCCGGCGATGCCCTGAACGATTCGCGGGATAAACCCAAGCGCATTAGCCGCACCAACTGCAGCCGGCGCGAGCGCATTGCCGGTCGCCTGCGCTGCCGACGACGCACCCTGCGCGGCGGCGCTGAATCCGCTGACGGCCAGACTCGACCCTGCAATAAGGGCGTCCGCGCCGCCCATGGCTGCCTCGCCGAGAGTATCGAGGTTGCCAGCCGCCGTGGTGCCAGCCGTATTCCAGGCGTCGCCAAACCCCAGCGCCGCGTCCGTGACAGACGTGAAACTCCCGGCGGTATCGGTCGCCGCGTCGCCCAATCTGAGAAGCGGCCCAGTGACGCCATTCGATGAGCCGCCCGATAACGCCCCGCTACTGACCTGGCGCATCGTGTCGGCGAGACCGATGACGGCCGGGCGCAGATCCTCTCGCATGGCCGTCGCCGTGGTCGTCGTCGCCGACACAAGAGGCCCAGTCATCGAGGCGGCAGCCTTCTGTGAGGCTGCGACGAGTGGGTCGGTGGACGCCTTATCGCCCATGACGAACTTGATGACGCCGCCCACGAGCTCCTTCGCAGCGAAGTCGGAGAGCGTCTTCTTGATGCTGGCGAAGAAGTTGGTGAAGTCGAGCTTCCCGGTCTGGAAGAATGTCGAGAGCGCATCCTGGACACTCTGCAAGGATCCGCGCACGGCCTCGAGGGCGTTTTGGAAGGAATCGGTGAACTGCGAGAGCATTTGCTGCACCTTCTGCTGGTTCACCAGGTTCTGAATCTCGAGGCCGAGGGCCTTGAGTTCCGGCGTCAGCACCCCTTGCGCATCGGCCGCCATGGTGCGGAATTGTTGCTGCAGGAGGCCGATTCTGGCGCCGAGGGCGTCGAACGTGTCGCCGAGTGCCGCCGCGGAAACTTCAATCTGCTGCAACTGCGCCGCAAACTGGTCGGCCTGGAGCGCCTTCAGATCATTGGCGAGTGCTTGGACCTCGGCGTCGGTAGGCTTGAGCCCCTGCTCGAGCAGCGCGCGGATGCGCGACTGCAGGACGTTCATCTTCTGGCTCACCGTGTCCTGGACGTTGCCGAAGAGCTCGAACTCATCGTTCAGCGTGGCCATCTGCTTCTGGAAGTCGGCGGTGGCCTTCGTGGCGTCTTCGGTCTGAGCCATCAGCGCCTCTGCGGCGGCTACCTGCTCGTCCGTAATCGCCTTCGTCACGGCTACCAGGGCCTGCGCCGCCGCCAGATCACGGAAGTCGTCCGTGAGCTTCACGACGGCCGCATCCGTTGGCGTGAGCCCGTCGTCGAGGAGCGCCTTGATCCTCGTCTGCAATGCGCCCATGAGGGCCGCCTGGCGGCTCTGCTCGTCGCCGAACAGATCGAACTGCGCATTCAGGGCCACGAGTGAGGACTGAAAGTCCGCGGTCGCTTTCTGCTCCTTCTCCGTCTGCTGGATAATCTGCTCCGCGCCATCGACGTAGTCGGCCGTCCGACCGAGCAATGCCTGGAAGGCGGCGGCCGTCTTGTCAATCTGCTCCTGGAGCTTGAAGAGCGTCCCGCGCAGCGTCTCGATCTTGACGACGACGTCGGCGTCCTGAGATCCGAGCGCCTGCAGCTTGGCGATGTCCTTCTCGATCACCGCGGCGAACGCCTCGGCGGTCGTCGTGAAGGTCCCCATCCTTGCATTGAAGATCGCCATGTCGGCATCCACGGCCTTGATGGCGGCCTGCATCGCCGCTGCCGCCGCCTTCACGCGGTCAATCTGCTCTGCCACTTTCGGTGAGGGCGCCGGTAACTCGCTCAGCTTCGCGAAGCCCATGCCGGTCTCGCCGACACCAGCGGCCTCGGCCGAGGCCTTCTTGACGTCCGCGATCTTGTCGGCGATCTTGCCGATCAGTTGGCCGATCGCACTCGTGCGCAGCGCGTCGTCCACCGACTTGATCCATGTACGGAACGCGACGAAGGCCTCGATGAGATTCTTCCCGATCGTCTCGCCGGCTTCCTGGAGGCTGACCTTCCAGCGCCGCATCGCCTCTTCTTGCTTGATGATTTCCGAGGACGATTCGACGAGCTTCCCCTTCATGTTCTCCATCACGGCTATCGCGATGGCCTGCGTCTGGCCGACTTCCGTCAATGCTTCCTTCACCGTGCCGAGCCGTATGGCGTGCTGCTCGTACGCGCGATTGGCGTCGATGATGATGCCGTAGGCCTTGAGCTGACGGACCTGCTGATTCGTCGCGGCGGTCGCGATGTCGTTGAACGCCTGCGTGACGTCCTTGCCGGCGAGCTTCGCCTGCGCGCGCGCGACTTCCATCAGGCCGACGATCTGGTCCGGCCGGAGGCTGTTCTGGAGCGCCCTCGCGCCAGCGAGCATGATGTCCGACGTATTGGCGAGGCCGTCGGAGGCCCGCTTCAGGCCAGCCTCGAGCGCCGAGGCCGAGACGCCGACGGATTGGGCGACGAGCTTGAACGTCTCTTCCTGGTTGCGCGCCTCGTGACCGAGTTTGATGAACTCAAGAGTGAGGTCTTTTACCTGGGAGATGGCGTTGATAAAGATGTTGCCGAAGGTGAACCCGGTGAAGATTTCGAAGATGCGCTTACCGGCCGAACTGAGCGAGTTGAGCGCGCCCTCGGCCTCTTTTGCGCCGCCCGTGAGGTTCTTGCCGAACTGCTGGCTCTTGGCCGCGAGGTCGTTGAAGACCTTGGCGACCGCCTCGGCGCCGGATGCGCTTAACTGGATTTCGACTTTGTCAGCCAATGATCCCGAACTCCTCGCCTCTCATCTCGGCCTCGCGCTTCCTCTTCGCGGCCCAGATTTCTAGCTTCGCCCTCTCCACCTTCGCGAAGCGCTCGGCCTCTTCCATCTCGCGCTCCTCTAGTTCAGAAGGGCTCAACTCCGGCGTCGGCACGAGCGGATCATCAAACAACGGCCTCCCCAGGATCTCGTCCACGCCGATCGGCTCGCCCTCCAGACCAGGGCCGACGTTCTTCTTCACGCCGCCGGCCGTCAGAACGTGATAGGCGATGAAGGCCGCTCGATCCAGCTCCCACCGCATCCGCCACTGAAAGCCGTGGACGGCCTCGATGAAGTCTCGCGGATGCTCGATCTGCTCGAGCTCCCACGGGCGCCAGCCCATCCGTGCCGCGATTGGACGCGCCCATGTTATCCAGGCGTCTACATCGAGGGCTTGGAGGCCGTGGAAGGTCGGGCGTTTCCCGAGGATTCCTCACGGTCGCCGTCCTCGAGCGCATCCCAGACGCCGCCGATCTCGCCCGCCTTGCGAATCCCCTTCGCCAGTGCGGCCCAGCGCTCGGAGCGCTCGGCGTCGGTCTTGGCGTCCTGGATATACGTCTGGAGGTAGCGCAGCGCGCGGTCAGGACGCAGTCCAGGCTCCTCGTGCTTCAGCCCCTCGGCGAGCACGGCCGACCAGCCGTCGAGATCGCGGCGCGCGAGCATCATCAGGAGGCCGAGGGAGTCGACGGATCCCTTGCCTGGGATGTTGGAGAGGTAGCGACAGGCGTCGCGGGCGTCGAATATGGACAGCTTGAACTGCCTGGGACGGTCTAGCTCGATCTCTACGAACTGGCTCATGATGCGCGGCGTCCTCCTGGTCTCCTGGGGTTGAGCCGCCGCCCCAGGAGACCGTGCTGGGCGACGACGCTTATGCGACGGAGAAATTGATTTGATTCGCCACGACGGTCACAGGGTAAGTAACGTACCCGTTGATGTCGGCCTGTCCGTTGCCGATGCTGATCTGGCCCTGCGCTCCGTACTTCTTCGTGACGGTGCCGGTGCTCGACGGGAACGAGAATCGGAACTGGAACACCGAGCCCGCCTGGAACGCCGCGAGCAGCTTCTGGTGCACCGTATCGTCGGGATCCCAGAGGATCGTCCCGCCTGGATCGGTCACGTCGGCGAGGCCCCCGCCGTTCTGTTTGATGCGCCCGTAGGTCACCACGTCGTCGTGGGTCGTGATGTCCACTTTCGTCGACGTGCCACCAGGGAGAGTGATCGTCCCCATCACCTGCGGGATCGGCGTCCACGGACCCAGCCAGCTCAGGCCTTGCGTAGTGGCGATATCCCATACCATTCCACCGCCGTGCCGTTTGATCGTCATCGAGAGCCCCCCTATACGTGTTCGGGGCCTCGCACGTTGGCCACTCCATCAGGTTCTCCTGATCGCGTTTACGGTGCCGCTGGCGGCTCCGTCGTCAAGGTGTTCCACGTTCCACATCGCCGGCAGGGCATCGTGATCAGCCCGATCGGCGGCGTATACCGCAGCAGTATTCGGTCACAGTCCATGCACCGGAGCTCCGTCCTCCCGCGTGAGCGGAAGGACTCTTCCATCTGGAGGCGCGTGCGCTCAGCCTTTGAGACCACATCAGCCGGCCTTGATCACCCAATCCTGGGCGAAGTACGCCAGCGGCTCGAGCACGCCGTCGTCGGTGTCGAGCGGCCCGTCAGGGCTCGCGACGCCGATGCCGCCGAGGCTCGGATCCGAGAGCATGGCGTTCATATGGTCGGCCCAGAGACGCTCGAGTAAGGTGCTGGCGAGATCACTGCCCGCAGCCTTGACGTAGCCCCAGATGGTGAGGTGCATCTCGTGGGTAAATCCGCCGATCGCACCGTCAGCATTGGGAACGTGCGTCTGACGCTCAAACGTGCTGCCAGAGCCACGGACGACGCCCAGCACAGGCCCGCCGTCGAGCAGCGTCGTCGTCCCTGGCGGCGTGATGGGCTGATCGTATTGCGTGATCCACTGAAGCGATCGAGTCGTATGGGCAGGCGTCGTGTAGTAGAAGACGGAGAAGCTGCCGTAGGTGACGGTGCCGGCGACAATCGTCCCGAGTCGCTGGGCGACCGCGACCATGATCTGCTCGCGAAGAGGCTCAGGCATATCATGCCGCCCGCCGTCCCTCGCGGAATGTTAGCTCGCGCTCGAGCTCGATCCGCAGCCGGTCGCCGCCGAACTTGAGCAGATCCTGGAGGCCGACGTCGGAGATGAAGCTGGTGAAGGCCGGGCCGAGGATCTCGCGGATCGGCAGCTCGTGCGGCGCGAAGGGCTCGCCGCGGCGCCGGTGCCGGGAGCCTGGCGCTCGCTCGAAATAGCCGACGTGACCGCTGCCAGGCATGCGCGCCTTGAAGCCGTGACGCGGGAGCTTGTCGGCCTGGATCCGGCGGTCGTAGTCGATTAGGCGCGCCTTGCCGCCGTAGAGGGCAATGACAGCCTGGAGCTGGCCCCTTGAGGCCCCGCGCGCGCGGATAGACTTCCGCAGGCGGCTGCTCGGGATGCCTGTTGCCGCCACGAGCCAGCGCAGCAGACGGGCTAGGACTGACGTTCTCGCCCGGTTTAGAGCTCTGACCATTGCGTCCGGCGCCTCGCGTCCTAGGCCCTCCAGGCGCGTCACGAGGTTCGCGATCTGCTCGGGCCGGACGGAGATGATCTGGGTCGCCATCGCCTACCCCACGACGGCGAGATGAAAGTGCGGATGCGACTCGTCCACCGACTGCACCGTCCAGGTCTTCTGCTGATGCTCCGGCCCGCCCAGGATGGTGCTGGCCTTCGGCAGGCTCGGCACGTCGTCGCGTCGCACCCAGGCGAGCTGACGGCGATTGACCGTACTGAACCCCATCGCGCCGGGCTGCCGGTCGCCTGGAGGCACGTCCTCCCGCCGCCAATGGACGACGGTGGAGACTGGCGAGCCGCCGGCTGGCGTGACCGTCGCGGTCAGCGCCCCAGGCAACCCGTTGAAGACGTCAAGATCGACCGTGAACATCCCACCCCTTACGGCTGGTTGAAGTACTGCGCCACGCCGTTCAGGCGCACGAGCCCGGTGCTCGTGGGATTGGCCTCGGTCCTAGTCGCGGCGCCGATGAGCATGGCTGTGGTCGAGACGGACGTGGCGAGGGCTGAGGCCGTGTTGTAGTAGATCAGCAGGCCCTCGGTCCACGGCTCAGCGGCGACCTTTGCCAGCAGATGGACGCCGGTCAGGATGCCGCTGAACTTGACACCGACGGCCGCCGACTGCGCTGCCACGGCGAAGAACCGGCCGATCTTGTAGCCTGTGCCAGAAACGACGCCGCCGGACGGGGCCGTGAGTTCGACGACTTCTCCTGGTGAGTTGTAGCCCGTAGTCATGAGTGCCTCCTTATGCTCCGGCGTTCTTGTACAGGCCGCGGTAGTCGATGACCTTGGCCGCAAAATCCAGGCGGCACTTGATCTCCAGCCCGTCGATGTCGAAGCCGATTCGCGTCTCGACGGTCGGCCCCTCTTCCCCGTCGAGGTAGCCGTATTCGATGATGTCGATCTGATCCGGCGAGGCAGCGAGATACCACGACACCGCACTGCCAGCCACCGTGGTGCCATCCACGGTCACGCCGCCCTCGAGGCGCGGCTCCGCGATCGGCGTCAGGACGCCAGCCCACGGGTTGACGCTGGAGGCGAGGTTCGGGTTGACCGCGGTGGTGTACTGCATCGCCAGCGTGATCTTGCTCGGCGGCACGATGAGATACCGAGGGCTGAGATTCAGATAAGTCGGCGAGGTCGATTGACTGCCGAGCGAGGTCTGCTTCATCATCAGCGCGAAGGCCACGCCGAGGCTGGTCACGTCGATGGCCGTCCCAGAAGAGGTGTAGTTCGTGTGGGTCGCGGAGTCGAAGAGCGTGATGCCGTCGCCCATCAGCAGCGCGGTCGCCAGGATCTGATACCAGACGACGTCGGACTCGAGGTTCCTCGCCGACCTGCCGAAGCCCATCGTGAGGCGCGAGAACGCATCCAGGTCGTCGTTGACGAGCGCCTGGCGGGTGATGCCGAAGATCCGACCGTAGGTCGTGAGCTGGAACTGCTCCTTGCCCTCGGCTACCGTGCCACGGGTGAACTCACCGTGCTCCAGCACCTTCAGGAGCGCCGGTGCCTCGCCGAGCTGGTTGCGCTTGACGGCCTTGAAGTCCGGCATGCTGATCTGGCGCGCGAGCGGCCGCCAGGTCTGCGGCGCCATCTCGTAGGCGCGTCGCAACGTCTTGTTCGCGACGTCCGCCAAGATGTTCGGGAAGTCCGACGTCGTGTGCAGCCCGGCGCGCACCTCCAGGCCGAGCGCCATGCCGGCGATCTCCATCCTGGAGAACTCGCCGATGCGCACACCACGCTGCGAGAGCACGTCCTCCGCGCAGCGCAGGACCGACTTGCCGCGGTACTTCCGGGAATTGTCATCGAGCGGGAACCAGCTCGGCTCGATGCGGTGCAGGATGGCGCCCTCGATGCCTCGCAGGAAGTGATCGAGCGGATCGGCGCCAACGACCTGGACGCCTGATGGTCCTGGCCGCGGCCCGGCATCGTCCTGGGCGCGCTTCTTCAGCTCGTCGAAGACGAGACCCTGTGCCCTGACGAGCGGGACCTTGTCGTCGATCATCTTCTGCGCGAACGTCATCGACATCTTGCCGGCCGTGCAGGCGTTCAAGATCCCGTTGATGCGATCGCGTTCCTGAGTGGCCCCGACCTCCACGTCGTTCGGAACGACCTCGGCGGCTCTCGTTTCCTCTTCGACGGTGGCGGCAGTGTTCTCAGGGTCCATGGATGACTCCTTCTTGGCGCCGGCCGAAGGCGCAGCGCGCACGATGATGCACGGATGGGTCGTCGCCTTGGCGTCGCGCACTTGAGCGCCCGCGTCAGCAGGAATCGGAACCGAGCTGATTTCGTAGGGCTCCCAGTCCACCGCATGGCGGATCCTGGGTGCGTCCTTGGTGGCGAGCGTCTCTTCGTAGCGGTGCGGCGTGTAGCCGACCGAGACGTTGCGCAGGATGCGGTCCTTGATGTCGTTGAAGATCGGCTCGACGCTGGCGCGCTTCGAGAAGCGCACGGTCGCGATGCCCTGGCCGTTCTCAATACGCGCGGAACCCTCGACCACGACGCCGAGCACGCTGCCGACGCCGGACGAGTCATGCGAGTCGAGGAACGGCGCGCCGCGATTGAGCCGGTCGAGTCGAACGGCGCTCGGTTCCATCGAGAGCGTCTCGAGGTACGGCTCGCCGCTCATCCAGTCTAACCGGCGCACGGCGGCGCCAGTGGAGAAGACGATGTCGACGGTACGGGCATTGAGGTTGACGGAGTCTGGCTTGATGTCGGCGCGCAGCAGGAGCTGCGGCATCTGCACCGTGGTCTCGGTAGACTCCGAGCGCTTCACGGCGCTCAGGATGAACGGGTGGCGTGGAACTGCCTACCCGCAATAGCGGCGGGGTACGGCTAAGCTATTGGTTTTTCAGGAGTTGCTGGCGATGAGTTGGTCCTTAGCCAGCCTTTGCGATAGAGCACCGAGAAGGTCTCTCGCACGGTTTCGTGATGGAGACTGAATCGACGTGCGACGAGCCGCGCCGGGCACGGTTCACGCGCGACGGCGTAGTATTCCTCGACGAAGGCGAGCACGCGAGCCTGACCAGGTGGCAGGAGCGTCATGTGGAGCGTCAGTGTCGTCCCGTTCATGCCCCGTCGATGATCTTGAGCGCCGCGTCGCGACCTCGCCGGAAGCAGTCGGCACAGTGCCGCTCTTCGCCGTCTTTCGTGGTGCGCGCCTTGTCGATGCGGGCCAGCAGGCTCGCTAGCGCGTCCTCGGTAATAACAGGAGTATTCGGCGAGCCCGTAGCCGCTGTCTGCGAGCCACCACCCATGCGGTTCTGCAGATCCTGCCCCTTGATCATCTCGACAGCACCACGATGGTGTCCTCCTGTTCCTCGGCTGGAATCACCACAATCCACTCGCCCTCGCGCGCGATGACGCCCTCACTCTGCACGCTCACGCTCGACGCTGTAACCGCGATGCGCGCGCTAATCCGCACCTGGCCATTGATCGTCGCCGTAGCCGCAGGAGCCGTGACGTCCACCGTCCCGCGCACGCGCAAACGACCCTTCGCGATGAGCTCGGCTGGCGCCGCCGTGACGCGCACGCGGCCGGTGATGCGCTGCGCGAGTCTGAAGACACCGACGCCTCCGGTATCGGCTGGCGTCGGGACCGGAACCGCGACTTCTTCATCGTAGTATGCGGCGTATGGGAAGTCTGCTAGGACGAGTGCGTCGAGGTCAAACGCATCGTCACGGATCTCGAACGCCATCAGTCAGCGCTCCCTGACGTGATCTTGTTCTGGATCGCCGTCACCGCCTGCTGGAGCGTGCGGTCTGGCATCGCCGGCAGAGCCGCGACGCGAGTCTTGAGATCGGCGAGCGTGGTGGCAGCCGCCACCGCCGCCTTGAACGCCTCCACCCACTCACGCAACGCGTTGATCTCGTCGATGAGAACCGCCGCCATCGCCCGCTTGACCTCGGTGTCGCTGTCGGTGGCGGCGGCGATGGCCGCTCTGGCTTGCTGGCGAACGTTGTAGATCGGATCGAAGACATACGCCGCGATCGCACTATTGACCGCCGCGTCGTTCGCCGAGGTGAGCGATGGATGGCTCACGACAACGAGCGTTGGCGTGATACCGACCGTAACCTGCGTACCCGTGAAACCGAGGGCGCTGTCGAGGCTGGCGGCGAGCTGGTCGGCGTTCATGCGCACCGTCGCGCCTTTGACGTAGTTTCGCGTTTCCGCGTGGGCAGGGACGGGAAGAGCCACGAGCAGCAAGATGGCAACCAAGAGGTAGCGCATCAAAAATCGGCGCTCCATCCGCCTAGGGTCGGACAGCCGCCCGTGCATGCGACGGAGTTTTTGACTTCCATTGAGAGGGTGTCGCCGGCCGCGATCGCCACTGAGCCAGTTGCGCACTGTGGGCCGGTCGCGTTGGCGAGTGTCATCGTGAGCTGACCGCTCGCGCTCCCGTTTTTGAAGATCGTGGCGGTGGTGGTGCCCACGCTCGCGGCCACCGAGCGCTGCACGCAAAAGTTCGTCATCGTGCCCGCGCGCGGCATCGGCACCTGAACATTGGCTTCGGTGGCGTTGGTCGTGCGTGTGAGCGGCTTCCAGTAGGCCGTGCTGCCGCTCGCGACTGCGCCGATGGAGCCGCCGCCGATGATGCCGGACGTTCCGCTGGTTGGAAGGAGTTCAATCGTCGCGTTGCGCAAGCCGCCTGAACCGGCGGTCGCGTTGTTGACCACCTGGACCGAGAGCGTCTGGTTCGCGGTGATGGCGGCGGTGTGGGTGTAGTCGCAGAACACCGAGCCGCTTAGGGCGCTGACTGGGACTGTGACGGTGATGGCGGTGGCCGAACCGTTGACCACGACGGTTACTACCATGGTGCCACTCGCGTCCTGGTTGTTGTTGGTCGCGAGGCAGAAGTTCTTGAGCGTACCGGTGATGGGAATGGGTACGGCAGCGATAGGCTCCGTCGTGAACAGACCACCGCTGCCGTTGATGCTGTATGGCAGCGTGAGGAAGCGTGTGGCGCCGCTGAGTGTTGGCGCATTGGCCCAGTACGTGCCGAGGATGATGCCGCCGTCGTCCATCAGGTATTCAGCGGACCAGCCGACCGGCGTTGTCGCCGTCGTGCCGGAATACGCTTGCGTCTTGAGGTCCGCCATGGAGTTCTTTTCGAAGCGCATGAGGTATGGCACGGTGTACGTGCCAGCGGCTGCGGCATCGGAGACCATCATGTCGATGCCTTGGGGCTGCTGGTTGGGGCGAAGTGAGAAGATCGTGCGTGCGCCGGCAGCCTGGGCTGCGGCGTACGTGACGTACAGACCGCGGACGTAACCTGGACTGGGCATGCCTGCGGTCTGCGCAGTATCGGTGGCGCTGTTGCCGAAAAGGGGTTGCGTCGCGCCGCCGCTCGAGAAGCCGCCGCCGATGATGCCGCCGGTGGTGGCGGTTGGACCTGTGGCTCCTGGATAGACGGCGCCAGCGACGAGTTTGCCGGTCGCGTCGAAGGTCGCGAGTGTGGCTGGCGTTCCGGTGCGAGTGGTCAGCGTGAGCGAGCCTGGCGCCGTGACGGCCGCCGGCAGCGAGAGCGTTACGCTCCCAGAGGCGGCGGATGCCGTGATTTGGTTGGCGGTGCCGGCAATTGGACCGACTGGCGCCGAATAAGTCGCACCTGCGACGAGCTTGCCGCCGGAGTCGAAGGTAGTGAAGGTCGCAGGCGTTCCGGTGCGTGTTGTTACGGTCAAATCTCCTGGCATCGTCACGGACGATGGCAGCGAGAGCGTGACCGATCCTGATGCGGCTGATGCGCTGATCTGGTTCGACGTTCCAGCGATCGGACCAACGGGTGCGGCGTACGCTGCGCCAGCCACCAACTTGCCGCTGCTGTCGAAGGACGCAAAGGTGGCTGGTGTGCCGGTGCGCGTGCCGGCGGTCAGAGTGCCGCCGAAGTTGGCGCCGCCGTCCTTGTCGACGAACGCTCGTACGGCCCCGCCTGTGAGTTTCCAGTCGGTCAGATGCGCGGACTGCGTCGTCACGCCTTCAACGGTCTGCACAACAGTCGCGTTCGTATCACCGACACTATTCGCGACTGAGGGATTCACGATATGAAGCACAGCGGCTGGAGTCCCGATGGTGTTGATGCCGATCAGCGCTTGAGAGTCTGGGAACCCAAATGAGTTCTGGCCATGACCCTCAACAATCCTGAACATCCATCGGTCGTCTACCGTGTGGCGGAAGTCGTTATCCACGCCGAGGACGGTGCCGCCGAGAAATCCCTTGTCGCTATTAAACTGAATGACCGTGAAATAGTGGCCGATTTCACCCGCAGCGTTCTGATCAAGAACAGGCGTATTCATATTCGAGATCTGTGTGTTACCGCCTACATCGTCCGATGCGTGAAGTCCTTTCGAGAAGGTATATTGCGTCACGCTACCGCTAAGCGTGTCATTGATCGGAGTGATGTTCATCACCTCTGCCAGACTCACTGCATTAAGAATGCGAAATCCCGTCGTGACGGTGTTGTTCCAGTTCTGCACGGCGATGTCGAACGATCCACCTCCCTTTGGTGACATGAGGAGGTTGATGTTCGTGTCTGATCCTGCGGGGGCGAACGTGACTGGGTTGCCAGTCAGCGAGCCGCACATGACGACCTGGTTGAACACGTCCGAGCCGACGGTGAAGCAGGGCGAGGCGTAGCCGATGCCGGTCGGCATGCTACCTGTCACGGTGAGCGTGCCAGTGCCGCCGATAAATCCGCAATCGATACCGGACCCGCACTCGATCGTGGTCGCGCGGCCGAGGAACGTCCCGGCGTTCTTCCAGTTCACGCCGCTCTGCGCCGAGGCTGGCGTGGCCGAGCACAGCACCAGCGCGATCAGCGCTAGCGCGAAGCGGATGATCATTCCAGGATTTCGGCGCCCGAGGCCCGGAACGACACGACGCCAGCGAGCGACGCCACCGCGGAGATATAATCTCCTGGGCCGAGCACGTGAATCGAGTCGTCGGGCAGGAACGACTTCGCGCCGAGCGTGGTCTCAGGAATGATGATGCTCTTCGCGCCCTCGCTATCTCCAGACGCGACGAGGTAGACCGTCGCCGTGATCGTGCTGGAGGCGCTGGTGTTGCAGAGCCGGATCGAGCGCAGCGTGGCGGCGATGACGCCGCTCAATGGCACACGGTAGAGACCCGGCATGCCTGGCGCAATGGCGGCGAGGAGCGTGCCCTCGACCAGTGCCTTCGGCGTGACCGTGGGCACGCTACGCCCTCGCCTTCGGCTGCGTGTAGATCATGCTCGACACTAGCACCTCGACGCCAGGAGAGATCATCGTGGAGCCGAGCTCGCAGTCGGCGCCGGAGTTGTCCTCTCCGACGGAGCCGTCATAGATGGCGCGCCCGCCCGACGTCACGGCGCGGAACCATTCCGCGGTCCCTCTACCAGTCGCGCGCGACGACTTGATCTCCGTCGCCTCAGCATTCCCTGCCACCGCTGGCTCGAACGCCGGGCTCCCGAGCGCCAGGTCGACGAGCAGAATGGCGCGGCCTGGAACCGGCGCGTCGGCTGTTGCGGGCTGCGGCGAGTCCGAGTAGAGACGCAGGCGCCCGCCGTCGAGGAGCCGCGTCACCGCATCTGCGGCGGCGCTGGACGCTTCCTTCGAGAGCCTGAAGCTACTCGTCGCCATTCGTCGGCGGCTTCCCTCTCGGCTTGCGTGGAGTACGGACCACCGTGATCTGCGGCGGTGTCGATGGCGTTACGGTGAGCGCTCCCTCGGCGATCGTGGTAGGCGCGTCCACATCCACCTGGACGGCCCCGCGCTCGATGTTCACGACGGCTGGCTCGACGCGGATCTCCGGCGCCTCAACGTGGATCTCAGCCGGAGGCGGCGGTGCAACCTCGACCCTAACGGCGCCGTCACTGATGCTCGTGCGAGCGTCAACGTTGATCTCTGGCGCCGCGGCTGGCTCGAGCCTGATGGCGCCATCGGCGAACGGCACGGTGACGTTGACGTTGGGCGCCGGCATCTGCTCGCGTGCATCACGGGCGTCGACCAGGCGCGATAGCGTGCGCTCGATCGTCTTCCATCCGTCCTCTGGCGCTGGCGGATGGTGCCCGTTGCCGTTACTACGGGCGGACCCGTTGGCGCTGGAGGCAGCGGGAACTGCCGGCTCGGGAGAACCGGCAGCACCTCCAGCATCCCGCGGGCCGCCCTGTTGTGTCGTGGCGCGCGGATCGCCATCGAGGATGACCTCGGCGGCATCGAATTTCTTGTTCCACGCCACGAGTTCCTCGAACACCTGATCTGGATCGTAGCCGAGTTCTCGGATCATCTCTGGCCAGGTAATAGCGCCGATACGCAGGCGCATCTGGTAGGACCGCGCCTCGACGTCCGGCTCGATCATCGGCATCGGCGGTGCCGTCCACTCAGCCTTGATAGGCTCGCGGATGATGTTGCCGACGCGCGCGGCTTCCACTGCCCAGGCCCAGACGGGATCGCAGAGTTGCGGAATGAGCATACGCCAGCGCCAGTCCTCCACGCGCGCCCAGTGCCGGATGCGCGACATGCGCGCGGCCGAGTACGGCATGCCGGTGTAGTCGCCCGTCAGGTCCTCGTACGTCACACCCAGGCCCGTCGCGATAGCGCGCAGCACCGTCTTGGCGTAGGCGTCATGCTCGGAGACACTCGGCGGCTCAACGACTGTAATGGCTTGGCCGCCAGGAATTTGTTTGATCATGCCTGGATAGAGCATGTCCCACGTGGGCTCTTCCGTGTTTGTCCCACCTAGTGGCGTCGTCGTGCCGTCCACATCAGTCGTCAGGACCGCTAAGCAGGCCGCGATTTTTTGCTTCATCAGCGCGGCGTCCTCGTATTCGTCGAAGTCCTTCATGCGCAGCATGACGGGCGCGAACCATGACGCTCCGCGCGCCTGCCCTGGACGCTTCGACGGGAAGACGTGGAGGATCTCGGACGCCGACACCGGCTGCGATTGCCCTGGACCAGAGGAGCGAAGTCCACTGAAGTTGCTGCCGGGATGCTCGCGGAAGAGCCAGTAGCGTGAGCGGCGGCCGATGGCGTCGTACTCGACGCCCTGAACGATGGTGCCGCCGCCTGGCGTCGAGATGCCGTCCTTCGACGAGTCGAGATAATCCGACTCGAGGATCTGCAGTTGGAAATTCAGCGGGAGATTATCCTCTGGCCTGCGCCAGCGACGGCGAATCATGATCTCGCCGGACTCTGCCACCGAGCGCATGGCTAACTTCTGGATGCCGGCGAAGTCGAGGCGCCCTTCGGCATCGCACGCCGTCGTCTCTGCCCAAGCCTTCCACTTCTCAGTGAAACGAGTCGCCTCAAGCCTCGGCGTCTCCTTCGACGGCTTGGCGACGATACCCCAGCCGACCGCATGGTCGGCGATCGTGGCGACGGCACTCTCGCCATAGGCGTTGTTTCTAACCACGTCGCGGGCGTCTTCGCGTAGCCGCGACAGGCCCTGCATCAGCGACGAGTTGGCGTCGCCGGAGGATCTGCGCCAGCCCTGCGTTCTCCGGCCGGCTACGGCGGCCTCGTAGGATCTCGTGAAGACGTCGATAGCTGCTCTGGCACGTATACGGCGCATCGTCCAGCGTGGCGCGACGGTGAGCGTGAGACGGTCGAGCCAGTTCGTTGCCGACTCGTTCATCAGGGCGCCACCTTGATCAGCAGGTCGCAATAGCCATGCTCCGAGGTCCCCTCGGCCAGCAGCTCGCCAGGGAAGAGGCGACGCATGTCATCGACGGTGAGGTCCCCGGTCGGCTCGGTCTCTGTCGGCGCCACGTTCGGGACGAAGGCGAGGAGCGCGGCGCCGCCTGGGCGTATGATGCGGCGCCACTCACGCGCCGTGACGTCCGGGTGCTGAGAGTGGTCGAAGGCGTTGGAGAAGATAAGGTCGAACCGCCCCGTCCAGTCTTCCGGCATCGCGTCGAACGAGCCGGCCCAGAAATTCGGCTGCCCGCAGTCTGGATTGATGTCCACGCCGACCACCTCGGGGAAGTGAGCGCGGAAGTATTCCATCTCGGCGCCGTTCCTGACGCCGATGCAGCAGACCGATTCATACTCGCCACGTGGGAGTAGCATCGCCCGGTAGCGCATCACGTCGCCTGGCGTGACGTTGCAATAGTCCCACTTGGCGATGGAGCGGGCGATCTGGACCTTCTCGTAGGTGGACGGGTCGACGCGGGCGAGCTGCATCACGAGACCGACGTGAAGCTGTTCCGCATGCAGGCCCTGCACGTTGCCGCGATGCTGCCCTTGCGCGACTCATCCCATACGTCTCCGCTCGAATGCAGGAGGCGGATATTCCGCATCGGCCCACGCCAGACGGCTCCGATAGGCGCCTGCAGCCAGGCTGGGGCCGCGATGATTTGATCGCCGTAGAAAGAACAGCACGGATGCACATCGCCCGTGACCGACAAGCGCATGCGCTGGAATGGCTGCGGGCAGACAAAGGGCCGCGCAGGCGCGCGATCTGCTGATGCCAGCGCCTCCTTCTCCGGCCGCTCGCCAGCGAAGGGGTTCATAAACGACTGCATCGAGAAGAAGTCTGCGATGCCGCGCCACTGCTCCATGAACGCCGCCTCTTCGTGGGCGTTCATCGACATACGCACGAAGCAGACGGCCAGCACCGGCAGTGTTCTGTCGCCGCGCACCGCGAGGAAGTTCTCGATGTTCATGGTCACGACAGCGAGATTCCCACCGACACGAATCTTGTCGTAGGTCTCCTGCGTGACGGCATCGAGGGAGACGAACAGGCGCGTGAGGCCCGCGCCGATCAGTTCTCGCGCCATCGTGTTGTTGAGCAGCATGCCGTTGGTATGCAGCATGATGTCCATGACGCCCAGGTCGTGAGCGGCCCGCACGAAGTCCGGCAGATCCCGGCGCATCAGCGGCTCGTTCACACCGTTCAGGCCGACTGCGCACAGGCCCTGCGGCACGGCTTCCGCGATGATCTTGGTGAAGTGCTCGAGCGAGAACTGGCGCCGCGTCGGGCGCTTGCTGTCCTCCGACCAGGTACACATCGGGCACTTCATGTTGCAGGAGTCGTTGAGTGAGAAGTCGATCTGGAGCGGGAACGGGCGCTCTACGGCACCGCGCTTCCAGTCGGAACGGTAGCGGCGCCAGTCCTCGAGGCGGTCGCCCATCGCGGCACCCATGCGCTCGTCGAGATCGCCGCTCGCGTGCAGGCTGGCGTGGCCTGAGCGCTCCTGCTCGCGAAGAACCGTCATCGCGGGCACGTCGTCGTGTGATTCGGGAGGTGGCCGGCGCATCGATGACATATCCCCGAGCCTGGATACGGAGACCACGCCATCAGAGCCCCTTCGAAGTGGCGGCGACGCGGTATGACTGGCCCGTTGTGCTGGCCGCGAGGGAGCGGTCCATCTCGGCCAGCAGCTCGCGCATCTCCTTCAGCGAGTAGTAGGTGATGGTCTCTCCAGCTAGGGAGACGGAGAGGACACCGCGGGTGACGGCGGCGGCGAGGGCATCGCGCTCGGCCTGGGTCCACGGCATGACGCTTTACAGTCGTACTGGCTGCAGGTTTTGCTTGCAAGCATAAACGGCCTCCCCTTCGGTGCCGAACGGCCCATAGGTCACGAATCGGTCAGCCGTGGCGTAGGGATACTGCTCGACGGTGAAGAACCAGCGGCCGTCCGGCTCCTGCCAGATGCGCCGGAGCTCCGTCTGGACTAGACGAGGCCTATGGCGCCAGCGCAGCCAGCGCACAGGGATTCCGTTCCCCTGCCGACCTTGAATCCTGGCACCTTACTTGGGACGTACCGCCACCACCAACCGCGCTGACCCGGCATGATCGTGGACGTCTTACATTGGTGGCAGTCCTTGTGCGTGGTCGTCGTCCGAGAGTACCGGCGCCAGTACGTCGACATTCGCTCAGGGCATTGGCAGCCCTTGCAGTGGTAGACCTCTACGGACACGTCTTCACCATCATCGTGATGAAGCCGTCGTGAAACGCTGCCCTGTATCCGGCGCGTATGAACGCCCCGTGTGAGCGCGAGTTCGGCACCTTGATCAGGGCCACGAGGGCGCGGCAGTTGAACGTCGAGTGCCGCTCATGCTTGAGGACCTGCGCCTCGTCGTCGAGCATGAGAATGGCCGGCGTCGCGAGGCCGCGCCCGCGGACCTTCTCGTCGAGGATGATGGAGACGTAGCCCAGCACGCCATGGCGGTCGAGGCGCAGCGTGCCGATCGGGTCGTAGCCTGGGCCGCCGAATGTGATGACGAACAGGCGGCGGTCAGCGAGAGCCTGGTTATACCAGGCGATGTGCGTCGCCCAGGCGACCGGCTCCTCGTCGAAGGACACCGCGCGCACGTCGGGCGCGTTGCGCCACTTGTAGATGCGATGACGATCCTCGAGCGTGGCCGGGCGCAGGGCAAGCGCGGGATGCGCGACCGCTGAGTTGTCGCGGTCCCAGCGGTGGTCGACGCCGGGATGCTCGCCGGACCAGAGGCAGCGTTGCTGGCGGTCGGAGATGGCTGGGCATCTGGCTACGGCGGATGGTGTCATAGGCCGGCTCCTTCCCGCACCGAACAGCGCGCCGTACACATCCGATTGAGCGTCGTCGCATAGCCGGCGCCAATAGGATTGGATGATGCGTTGTAGAAGAAGACGTACACCGTGACCTCGACGTCGTCGTCCTCGACGTTCTCGAACAGGAGCTCGAGGTCGTCGGTCGGGCTGATGGCAAAGGGGAACTTCGTGTAGACCAGCCTGCCATCGACCGTCTCGTACGTGCGGATCGGCACCGGCGAGCCGAAGATGTGGTCACCGTTGCGCACGACTGACATGGAGCTGGCCATCTCTGGAGGCAGCTCGACGCCATCGACGCGCTTGTAGGCGACGATCTCGAGGGAGCCGTATTTCATCGCTGCAGCCATCCCCTATTCCGGCCGAGCCACGGCTGGCGCTGCGCCGGAGGCTGCGGCCTTGGTGGTATCTCGCGCTCGCGATCCTGCGGAGTCGTCGGCGTGGTAGCCGGCACCGCGCCGACGACGCGCTCGAGCGCCAGCCAGTCGACCTCGGTGAAGCGGTCCAGGCCCACGACGGCCGCGGCCGCACGGGCATACACGCGCGCGTCGAGCACCTCGTTGCGCCGGCCTGGAATCAGCGACCACTCCATCCGCACGAACCCTCGGCGCGTCTTCGTCGGCACGAGCTGCTCGGCGGTGAGCTCGCGGAAGTAGTCTTCCCCGTACTCTGGGAAGTGACAGAACCCAGGCGGCGTCGCGCTCCCATCCGCCGGCGCCTCGAGACGCAGCCATCCATACAGCTCGCTCTTCGCGACGGCCCCGCAGACCGGCCAGACCTTGTACCCGCGACGGAGCTTGCGCCCTCGGTCGCTGAACTCGATAGGCGAGGGCGCCCCGATGAGGACGCCGCCAGACTGCTGGCCCTTGACCGCGATGACGCGGCTCATGGGGAACCGCCGCGCCCAGCCGTAGACCGTCTGCGTGTTGTAACCGCTGTCGACAGCGAGCAGGCGGATACCCATGTGCGTTCCGCCGTCATGCGGGAAGCTGCGGGCCAGGAGGGCGTCGAGCTGGGACCAGGGGCCTTTGTCGAGGTCGGCGGTATCTCCAGGCAGCACGGCGTAGTCGATGGACCAGGAGGCCTTCCCGCGGCCCCAGCCGACGACTTCAAACACGAGACGGTCCTTCTGCACGTCCACGCCGGCCGTGAGGAAGAGGGCGCCCTGCGGCACCGTGCCGATCCGGTAGACCTCGCGTCGCCGCATGAGATGGCCCCATTCCGGCGCCTCGCCCCGGTCCTGCCAGGTCTCGCCTAAGACCGTATTGACGAACGTCTGGAGCGTGAGCGCCCCGCCGCGGTTGGCCTTCACGAACTCTCCCGCGAGCTGGCCCCACGTCGCGTTAGGGCTGTAGGAGTAACCGGCCCAGATATGGAACGAGGCGTGCCGGTTGTGCTCCGTGAAGTGCTCCGGCACCTCCGCGCGCCACTCGCCGGCCTCGTCCATGTCGCGCTTTGACTTGTGCTCGATCGTGCAGCCGTTGGCCTCGCAGACGAGCACGGCCTGCTCCGGCCGGCCCTCCGGCCACTTGAGGTTCGGGAAGCGAATCACCTGGAACGCGCCGCAATGCGGGCAGGGCACGTACCGGCGACGCTGGTCGCCCTCTTCGAAGAGGCGTTCGATTCGGCTCAGGCCGGCGAGGGTGGGCGTCGAGCCGGCGATGATCTTCCGGTTCCAGTAGTACTCCGTGCGCCGGATGCCGAGCTCGATCTGGTCACCTTCAGTGCCGGCGCTCGCCGGGTAGCCGTCGACCTCGTCGAAGATGACGACTCGCCTGGACGTGCGCCGGAAGCCTCTCGGGCTGTTCGCGCCGACCAGGGAGAGCGAGCCGCCGCGGAAGTGCTTCTCGAGGATTGTGTTGCTGCTGTCCTTCGACCGTGGCGGCGACACGAGACCGCTAAGGCACGGAAGCGAGTCGAGCATGGGCGCGATGTCTTCCTTGCTGTACTTCTGCGCGTCGTCGATGGTCGGCTGTACCGAGAGCATCTGACAGGGGTCGTGGGCGATGTAGTACGCGATGGCCGCGCAGCAGCCCTTCGTGAAGCCGACGCGGGCCGACTTCATGAACGTCACGCGCTCAATGCCGGGATCCGACATGGCGTCGAGGAGGTCGCGCTGGTACGGCAGCGTGCGCCAGCGGCCGGCGTTGGCGTCGCCAGGCGGCAGGCGGAACTCGGCATCCGCCCACTCCGCAAGCGAGAGGCGCCGCGGCGCCCGCCATAGCTCGCGCGTGCTCGAGACGATGCGGTCTAGGGCCGTGGCAGCGGTCGGCATTAGCCGCCGGCCATCACAGGCGCGTCCGAATCACGCCACGAGCGATTGGCGAGCCCCTCTAGCGCCTCTCGGATGAGGCTGTCGAGGATGGCCTGGGCGCCTGGCGTGAGCTCGGGGATGAGATGCTTCGCTCGAGATGGCACGCCCAGGAGGGCCGTGCGCGCCTCGACGATCTCGCTCGCCCAGATGCGCTCGACATCTCTAGCGGAGACCAGATCCCGAGTGCGCCTGGCGATGTCGAGCTCGATGGCCCAGGCCCGAGCCTTGCGCTCCCGCAGCGTGGCGTCGGCGAGGGCCGATGGTGGCGGTGCCGGTCGCGCGACAGGCCCGCCACGAGTGCCCACCCATGGGCGCGTGTGGGAGTTCCACTCACGATTCGCCAGGTCGACGTCGATGATCATCCATCGGCCCTTGATCTGGCGCGCGGAGGTCGGCAGCGAGCCAGCCTTGATGCGCTGCTGCACCGCGGTATGCGAGACGCCGCGGAGACGGGCGTATGCCGTGACGCTGATCGGCTCAGCCATCGTCCGTCTCGCGGATCATCAGCCAGGAGGCCGGATAAATCGGGCTTTGGACGTGCCGGCGATACCCGAGATACTCCAGCTCTTCCGGGTGCGCCATCCCGTGCGCACCGACTTCGCTGGCCCAGCGGTACTCGGTCATGGCTCGATGAGCCTCGGCGTGAGACCCATGCCGGCGAGACGCTCGAGGGCCACGGCGACGTACTGTGGCGCGATGTCCATGGCGTAGCACGTCACGCCGAGCTGCTCTGCTGCTACGAGGGTCGTGCCGGATCCGACGAATGGATCGTAGACGCTATCTGTCTCGTGGTTTCGGATGGGACGCGCCATACACTCGAGAGGCTTCTGCGTGGAGTGCCCGCCTTCCACGTTCCGATCGAGATCGATCTCCCAGAGCGTCGTCTGGGTGCGGTCATCTGTTCGCCTGGCGGGTTGCCCGTCGCGGACGGCGTACCAGCAAGGCTCGTGCTTGACGTGGTAGTCGCCGCGGCCAATTGGGAAGTTCGACTTCGCCCATATGATCTGCATGCGGAGCTTGAACCCCGAGTCTTGGAGCGCGGCAGCGTGAACAAGACTCGTGGCACCCGCCGGGTGCCACGAGTAAATCACGTCACCGGGGAATAGTTGCCAGGCCTCGCGCCAATCTGAACGGTCGTCGTTGGGAACTTGGCCTACGCGGCTCGGCGCGTAGGCCAAGTTCCCCTTTGCGGCCTCCACGTTGCGCCAGCTCGGGTCGTAGTTCACGCCATACGGCGGGTCCGTGACGCAGAGGAATGGGATCTCGGCCCCGAGGAGCCTGGCGACGTCCTCTTCGCTTGTCGCGCTGCCGCAGAGCAATCGGTGGCGCCCGAGCTCCCATAGCTGGCCGGCTGACGTGCCCCATTTTTCCTGGAGTTCGGCGGCCTGGTCGAGCTGAGCGCCAGGATCTTCGACCTCACCCTCTCCACGGCGCCCTAAACCACGCAACATATCGTCCAGGTCGTCGGAATCGAAGCCTGTCCCGTCGATAGAACCCTGTGCGGCCAGATCCGAGAGCAAGGCGGCGAGCTCCTGCTCGTTCCAGCCGCCGAGGATGGTCGTCTGGTTGTCGGCGACGAGGTAGCCCTCCGCGTCTGCTGGCGAGGCGAAGGCCAGGCCACGAATCACCGGCACCAGCCATCGGTCTCCCACCGCCCTGACGCGGCCCGGAGGCGCCCCACCCGCCGCTTTTCTCTGCTGGAGGGCATCCAGACGCCCATGTCCGGCCACCAGATGCCCTGTGGCGTCGTCCATGAGGATCGGGGCGACGAAGCCGAAGCGGTCGAGCGACGCCTGCAGCGCGCCGAGGTCGTGCTCCTTCGGGTTGCGCGGCGCGCGCTTCAGGGTCGCCAGGTCGACGTACTCGATGCGCAGATCGCCGCCGCTCGAGGCGCTACTGGCTAACCCTGCAATATTCCTGCGAGGCTTCATCTAGTCGAATTTCGCGCCATCTTGGACC